TTGCACCCATTGCACCCATTGCACCCATTGCACCCATTGCACCCCCGGAATCCGGATTGCCCGATTGCCCGATTGCCCGATTGCCCGATTGCCCGATTGCCCGATTGCCCGATTGCATAAATGTTCCACGTGGAACAATTTAAATCCAAAAGATACCAAAAGAATACAAAAGAATCTCTTACACTATATATAAAAGGGGACCGGGGAATCATGGATACCGGGGAATCATGGATACCGGGGAATCATGGATACCGGGGAATACCGAAGGGTTGTATGACACAATTATAACCCACAGATAATGAGCGGGTTACAACGCAACGGAAAGAAAACCACTTGACGCCCCCGGCAATCATGTTAAATTGCAATCATCAACGGGGGCAACCCCGGAAACGAGAACACAAGATAGGAGACCACAACATGATTATCAACACAATCATCAACCGCAGGTGCGGCCTCATTAACTATGACGCAAACACGCACCTTAAAGCTATCTATGACTACGCAACCGCCGCCGGACTGTCAGACCTTGCCGCCGCAATCAACGGCGGAAATGATAGTGACATTAAGGCCGCTCTCATGGACTACGTCATCAACGGCGGTTGCAACCCGGACATCCACCACCACAATTTTTTTGACTTGTGCTTATTTATCAATCGGGTGCGGTGGACGGATGACGCCCCCGCCCCCGCCGCAACGGCGGAAAAGCTCGCAATCATCCGCAAGGTTGCCACCCGGTTGCGCCGTAAGATTAAGCATGAGCGTCTTGCCATTGTGCATGATAGACGCTTAGGGGACGTTGACTATCTGGGTGCAGTTGAAGCTCTCACTTGCGGCCCCCTCGGAACCGAGGACCCCGAACCCACAGAGATTCTTCTTTCAATGACTTACGGGGCGGGCTTGCCCGCCGCACAAGCAGAAGCGATTGAAGACGCCCTACTTGCCGCAGTTAAGGCCCTGCCGTTTCCCGCTGATGACATTTTCCGAGGTACAGGAGACGGTACAAAAGAGTACACGGCTCTCTTCACCCTTTAAGAATCAGGGACTTACGATTTTGTCATACAAAACAAAAAACAGTTTGACAAGGTAAGAAAATCTGCTAAAGTGAAATCATCCACCGGGGAACAACCCGGAACAATAAAAGAAACACTAACTAAAAGAAAGGAACCAGAACAATGAAGAATCAGATTATTGAATTGCCCGCCACCACATTCACGGGCCTTGCTAACCACTTCAAGGGTTTGCACCCGGAAGGAATCAAAGGTGCGGTAGACGTACATTCTCCGGACTATTATGAAGGGGCGAAACGGTTTGCCTACGTAGAAGGAGATAGTGACGGCGGGCGTGTTTCGGCGGTGTGGGCAATCCTTTCCACTGGCGAGATTGCCACCCTAGTCAAAAACCCGGGTGCCGTAGTCCCACTGGATGACGTTTTCGGCTCTATCCGTCAGCAGGGCGGCAAGTGGCTTTTCGCCCTGTCCACCGATAAACTCACAGACCTTTATACCTCATACGGATATGTTCCCGTTGCATGGTTGCAATGGGACAACTCGCAGGCCCCTGAATCATGGGATTATGATAAATACGGCCGCCCTAGTCCTGCGTTTTTCGTCCACCGCTACTATCTGACGCCCGCAGAATGTGAGACCTATAGGGCAGGCCGTCATATGGTGCCTACCTATGATGACGGGTTAAACCTTGTCCTCAAACTGGTAAGCCGGGTTTAATTTCTGAAAAGTTACACCGCCCTAACAAACAAAAACTAACAATAGAAAGAAATAAGACAATGAGCATATATACAGAACACGCAAAAAGATTCCTCGCAAGTTGCGGAATCCGCATTACCGGAAAGTATAAGGGCATGTTCACGCCCCTATGGGATGACAAGCAACATAGTACATGGGAAATTGTCCTACACCGGGAAGACCGTCAGAAGGGAGAAAGGCATGCAATCTTCATCACCTTCTATCAGTCCCTTGCCAACCGGGGAAAGACGCCTACCGCCTATGACGTGCTTGCCTGTCTGTGTAAGTCTGATTGCGGCACCTATCAGGATTTTTGTGAAGATATGGGATTGCCCGAGTATGACGAGGAAACGGGGGAACGTAATATGATTTCCTATAGCATGTACATGGGCGCATGTCACGAGTACGCAGAACTTAAAACCTTCTTCACCCGGCCGGGTGAATGGGAAGAGCTGGAAGCGATTTATTAATCCCCGCCCCTGAAAAGATACGCCGCTCTATAAAATAAAACAATAGAAAGAAATAAAACCATGAATGAAGACGAAAAGAAAACGGCAATCGATATGTTAGCCGCTCATATCCGGGAAACACGCCCCTATCTATTCCAACTATCCGCAAGACATGATGAAGAGATAGGACTAATCGCCGCACTAGCGGAAGCAACCGGAAGCAAGCTTACCTTGCTTGTCAGGTGCCGGGAATCGGGGGAAATGCGGGCAATCAGCATTGCGGACTATCGCCCCTGTGAAATGGTAGTTAGCCGTGCCTTTATTTCAGACCCACTATGCCTTGCACTGGAGGAAGCGGGCGCAAGGATTGTGTATAACCGTTAAGTCCCCCTGAAAAGTTACACCGCCCTAAAAAAGTAGTTGACAAGATAATAAAATCCGATAAACTAAAATCAGCAAGCGGGACAAGCCCCCGCATAACCTCAAACCATTAGAAAGAAATAACTTATGAAAGAAATACTAAAATTAGACTATGACGAAATGGACGTATCAGACCCTGACAAGATGACAATCTTGCCCCATAACTGGAAGGAAGATACCGCCCTCATGCTTACCGTTACGGATAGGGTATGCAAGGGAATCGAAAAAGCAAGGAAGCTACTTCCCACCCTACCCCGGGGGAGTGAGATTAAAATCAGGCTGGATTCTTGGTGCATTCTGGGAGAACTTAAAGGATATACGCCGGAACAAGGGTACATTGTGATAAGACAGTTTGAAACTGACTTTGTACTTGCCCTTTCTGATTCCCCGGAAACTATTTCTTGGCCGCTCTAATTTATCATACAACTGAAAACCTAAAAGACGCTATATCATGAACACTCAAATCACATTACAAGACAACGAAAACCCGGCATGGGCATTCTACGAAAACGGTGACGGCCTTCTGTCCCTTATCTTTTTCGCCAAGTCACCCTTGCATACACGCCCTATTGCCGCCCTGCTTAACATATACCCGTGGGATGCCCTGCCCGCATTAGATGATTCTGACATTGTGCGCTTGTGGCAAGCGGTGAATGAAAGGGAGTTAGGGGCTTGGTGTACCTACGACCCGGCGGAAATTAACCAGTATCTGGAACAACGGTTCTGCCAGCCAGTAGCTAAAGCTTCTCATTCTCAATATTTCCCACTCCCCATTGAATAACTACGCCGCCCTACAATATCCAACCAACAACAAAACAATAGAAAGCAACCATATTATGAAGACCACACCACAACCCGCAACACAACCCGCAACTCTTAAAGTATCAGACTATGCCCTTATCCACTACATTCCAGAATGGGCAGTCTATCCCCTTGAATACGGGGAAGGCAAGGAAGATATGAGAGATGAAGACCTTGAAAACATTGAAGAGTGGGAAAAAGATTATTTCCTAGTTTGCCCTGTGGACGACCAGCCGGAAGCACATTTCACCAGCACGCCCGCCTTTGGCTTGCCCTGTGACTGTGTAAAATACTATGTCCTGCCTCGCTTTATGGGTGCCGTCCTATCATGGATAAATCCGGGTTGCCGGATGACTAACTGCTACCTTGAACTTAAGCTCACAGACGGTAGCCGGGTAAAGGTGTATCTGAAAGGAAATCAAACCCTGCGGAGTGTCATCCGCAATCTGATAGCCTTGGTAGAAACAGAACATACTTTCACCGATATGAACGGGCACAATGTGTCCCCCCCCCGTCCCCGTGATATCGTTAATTTCTGGGTTCGGACGATGCACGGCCAAACTCTTGCAACCGGAAGAATATAAATCATAATTGTTCCCCCGGAATCCCCGGAACCCGTCAAATAACTCTAACCACATAGAAAGATAAAGTAGAAAGACAAAGGAATAATTCCCGCCCCCGGAATGCGGGGGATATCGGGTGAAACGGGTTCCGGGGATTCCGGGGTTTAACAATAAACCAATCATAAATTACAGACCATGAAAGACATATCAGAATTACATATCAGAATGGAGACGGAAACGGTAACGGGGGGTAAGATGCGCCTCACTATTTGGAGCTTCAACGCCATGCACCGGAAAGAATACCTGCTTAATCCGTCAGATTGCGCCAGCAGTCTGCTACTCCTTCCCCGGTATGCCAAGCCGGGGAGCAAGTGCCAGAAAGATGACATTGTCTTGTATCGGATTGGAACCTATGGCGTTATGCTTATTTCCTCAAAGGATGAACCCCCGCACACTCTCCTTGAAAGACTACCCCGCCCTGATAAAATAGCATGGTTCCCTTTCGGCATGGAGAATGTATGCCAAGTGGGAGATACCCGGCAGGTTAATTCTCAATACATTTCCTATCTTCAAATTGTTCCATAGGATTTTGTCATACATATAAAAAGTATTTGACAAGGTAAGAAAATCTGCTAACCTGAAACTATCCAACGGGGACAAGCCCCGCAACAATAAACCAAACAACAATAAACCGATAGAAAGAATAATACTATGAATACTAAAATCACAATCCCCACCACTGTCACCGCCATTGATGCCCTTATTGAACGGGCAAATGCCGCTATCGATGCCGCCGTAGCTGAAACACGGGATGACCTCATGGAGAATAATCAGAATGACTATGTCATCTCGGTGCGCAACATGGGGCATAACCTGAAACAGGTCGTCCGAGATAATGCCGCTCACGGTCTGGCCGCCCTTATTACTCACCGCATGCTGGCACTAGTGGCCGAACGCCTCCCCCGGTTTGCAGGTAAGGTCTATAACGTCCGAGTAGACCGGATGCTGGAAGACTGTCTGGCCACCGCAATTACACAAAGTGTTGAGGCGGACATTAAAATCCACGCTTACATAAATTGGAGCCGCTATACGTGGTCGCAAGTGGTGTTTCATCATATCCTCCCCGGCATGTTTGATTCCGTGAATATTTCCTTTAAGTTTGACGTCAATGAGCTGACGCAAAAGCAGAAGCGAATTGTCACCGGAAGGGACATGGAGAAATTCATTGAAGGAATCTTCAATGATATGGTTCGCCTTGATACCAAGCTCCGGGAGATTGAGGAATCAAATACCCGCCTTTGCGATTCCGACTACGTGTGCGCCTATTTTGCACAAGCCGTTAAAGTGGAAGAACAAGTGAAGAGATTGAAGCAAGACCTTGAAAGCCTGACTGGTGTACAATACTCTCGCTTCGACTATAACCACACAACCGTTTCTACCCTTCCCTCCTACAGGGCATGACCTAAACCCCGCCCCAGCTACCCTATTTATTAGAACCCTCAAATAACTCTAACCAAATAACAAAACACCATGAGAACCTACATTGAAAAATTAGGCAAGGAATACATTGAAGGCAGAAAAGAAAGTGGCAAGTCTCCCTTGCGAACCGGATTAGACGGAAGGCGTTTGCGCTCTATGTCATGGCAGGGCAACCGACTTTTCTCCTATCAAACGCACGTTGCCACCCTTGACCGTCGAGGCAAAGTACTGTATGTTACAACCAAAGAATATTCACAAACTACTACCCGGCAAATGAGGGATATTGAACGGCTCGCAAGTTGCAATGGCTTCCATATCGTACCTACCGAACAAGTTGAAGCCTATGCACATATCCTTGAAGGATTGTATCATACATACTAAAAATTATTTCTTCCTATTAGAACCAACAAAGAACACTACAAAATTATGACTGCATTTGACATTGATATTACAGGCAGGAAACGTGATGAACTTTCCCGCACGGAATGGCTTAAGCTCACAAATCGAATCAATAAACTTCAACCTGCAATCTTTTCTTTTAAGGCAGGTGTAATATCCCATAGGATAGACAGGCCTTCCGAATGGAATGGAGAAGGAACGGCATATGTTAAGCCGTACATGCGGCCCTACGCAATCGAACTGGAACGCACACACAATGGCGCGTGCATTGTCCGGCTCCACAAGTTGAAGTGGATTGGCACGGTGTGGAAACTTGCGGAAACGGCGGCTCTGACTGTAGGGGATGCCATAGAACTGGCAAAGCACTTTACTGCGGTGGTGAATCAGAACTGGCAGGAAGTGGGACTGCGTATTGCGCAGGAAGCGGGGGCGGTGGACTTCATGGTTGATGGTAGCCTCACCTATATGCGCTTCCGATTCCTCACACCCGATAGGGAATCTATGAACAATATCAATTCCATAAAGGTTCGCAAGCTGGCAGAACGTTTCTTCCTCCCCTGCATGGTGAAGTTTACGAGCAACAAATGGAACGACGATTTGAATCTGGAAACCGTGAAGCTCGTACTCCGTTGAACCTTTAGAACTCTCACATAGCTCTATAGTATGACACCCGAAAAAGAATCTAACGTCGTCATCCTCCGCAAGCAATGTCTCCACCACATCGGGCGAGCCGACAGGCTTCATACCCTGTGGAGCCTCGTGGAGCACCTGCATTCGGTAGTGGACATTGTTGCCCTCGTAAGCGCACTGGTTTGTTTAGGTTATCTCCTTGCCACTGGTGAACTTCTCATATCGTACCTTACATGGTGCGTCATCATCACAGGCTGGTTTGTCTTCCAGCTATTGGTAGAGTGGGGCATTGACATCATACGCCGACGCCTAGAGCGGCACCAGCTGGAGGCAAATCGCCTCGCCCGTTGCCTTGAAGATATGGGATTCACTCGACCTATCTTCTAATTAGAAACCATAAATCGCTCTACAAAAACAAAACGAATATGAAACCTATCGCACTCGCTCAACAAATCATGCTCCTTTATTCTTGGTCTAGCAATAATGAGGGAAGCACCGGGGAACTTTGGGATACTATTATCCTTCCCTCCAAGACTAAATCTGAACTCTATATTCCTCGGAACCCAGAGGCTGACAATCTCCAATCCGTGCGGACTAAGTTCCTGATTGAAGCCTTCGGAATCGGCAAGGTAATCATGACAGATACCCACTTCATCATCCGCACACTTTATGACCCGAAGGCGTATGAGGACCACACGGTGCGCATCCTCCGGCTAAACGCGCCAGAGACGCGGCGAGGCAAGGATTGCATGTATGCCACCGAAATTTATTTCGGAGGACATCACGCCATTCGATATAGCGAAACCCTTTACGATGCTATGTTTAAGGCCCGCCCCTCGCTAGTCCTCTCTGCCAAGATGGGCTTCCCCTTAGCAGTCGAAGGCATTCCGATTTTGACGATGGCTCCCGACGACATGCGGCTGAACATGGGGACCCTGTCCAATGAGGAAATCCTCTCACTCCACAAGAGTTCCTTCCAATGCAATTTGAGAGTTTAACCCGACAATTTCTTGCACTCCTTCAGGTTTCCCGTTTAACTCGGAAGATAATGCAGGAACAAAAAGAACAATACGAACGAAATCCAAAAAGTTATAACCACTTCTATCAAGAATATGTTAGAACCCAAAATATCAGAAAGAAATATGGACGAAGTAATTAAAGTTGGAGACTACGTTGTCACTGAAAATAGAGAAGTAGGACAAGTAACCGAAGTCAACCGTCGGTCCTACACTATTAAAGTCTTGAATTCTTTTCCACCGAAGGAATGGTTTTGCCGCCATGACCAAGCAAGGAAATGCTACCCTGCACCTCTTCGGAAGTTTAAGGAGGGGGACGTGGTAATTTGTAGAGACCTAAAAGGGGATTGGATTGTACAGGAGGACGAGGCGGGTTCCGTTCTTATTTGTATTAAGGATGAAATTACGGGAGATATGAAAGCAGTAAGCCCAGCCAACCTCCTTCTCATCAGGCCAATAGACCTGCATCCTCGGTTCCACGTCGTTGAAGGAGTTCTCTGGGACACTATTGAAAACCTCCCCCTCTCCCTCTGCCCCTCGTGGGAGGGAACTACCAAAATCACTTATCTCTGTAACATCATGAACGCCATTGATAGGGACGTACCGAAAAAGCTTGACAAGGAATAAAACCCAGATACTATTATCCCCACATGAATACCACAGAACCAAACGAATTGAGCCTTGATAATATTCAGGAAGAGGTAGCCCGCATTCTCGCCGAACCGAAGTCTGTCATGTTGAAGGAAAGACTGCAACGGGAGTGGGATGCAGTCCCTGCCTTCAACCTGCCCATCGACGCGCCTGCGGATGCGGTTGCCGAGAAAGCTCTTGAACTGGGGGACTACGCCGCCAACATCTTTGATATTGAACCCCCGCCGCTGGCGGGAGTTCAGTTCATCATGGCAGAAGTCGCCGAGAACCTCGTCACTGTGAAGGAATACATTGCCTTTATGCAGGAGCTTGAGAACCCCGGCAAGGCGTGCAATATCTTTACAGATTCCCACGTCATGATTAAGGCACTCGTCCTCTTCATGGCCATTCACCTCTTGGTAGCGTATGCCAGTCAGAACGACCCGGACCGCATTGATGAAGAGAAGGGAGGCATCTCCGCATTCCGTCTCTTCTCCGTGGCGAGCAATGTAATTTCCATGAACCTGATGGAACAGTCTACTCTTACCTTCGTAGATAAGTCGGAGCTTGCCGAGAAGGAAGCCACCACCCGTAAAATTATTCTGCCTCACGAAGCATAAAGCAATGGAAATGACTAGTGAACAGGAGAAATATCGTAAACTTGTACGGAAAATTATTCGGACAATCTGTAAGAACTTAGTGAAGAAAGCTAGCGAGTATAACAAGGTTCCCTTAAGGATGGAGTATGTTACCCTATTGGAGTTTGTACTTATGCCACCTTCAGATTGTCACAAGATAGTAGAGAAAGAACTTGACAATCTCATTAGTGAAGGTATTATTCCAGTCAGAAAGGAAGACGACAATGGAGATAGGTAATCCTAAAAACATGAGCGTGAAGGAGTTGGAGGAAGCGATTGCATTCTTCAATAGCTCCTACTATAACGAGGGGAAGACCCTCATTCCCGACACGGTTTACGATACTCTGGTTGAAGAACTGCGTTCCCGTTCCCCGGAATCCAAGGAACTCGATAGTCTTGGGGACGACGTACAACGGGGAGCCAAGACCTTCCGACATCCCAATCCCGTCCTGTCTCTCGCCAAGATTCATGAGGGCAAGGATGGAATTGGTATGGACCAGCTTCGCGGCTGGATTGCTGGACGTGACGTCGTGGTTGAACCGAAGTATGACGGCCTTACCCTCGTTCTGTACATTGAAAAGGGGCGGCTCGTCAAGGCCGTTACCCGTGGCAACGGAACCGAGGGGGAAGTAATCCCCCTTGATAAGGCTCTCTACATGGTGCCTCCCAGCTACGGGGACTACACGGGAGCTATCCGTGGGGAAGTGGTTGTGGCTAAGAGCAACGAGGGGCAGGTGGAAAGCATGGGGTACTCCAACCTCCGCGCCTGTGCCGTTGGTCAACTCCGCAACAATAAGCTCAAGTGGTCTGACTGGCTCATTACCTTCATCCCGTTCGATGCAAGCCCATTCCCGGAGGGTGTTGAATCCCGCATGGAACTGCGTGGATGGCTGATGGAAATGTTTGACCTCGTAACTCTCCCCAACGTCTGGCCGGAAGGCGAAGTCCTGACGGATGAATATATCCGTGGCATGGTTCAGTACCTGCGGGAAGACAATGCCTATCCCACTGATGGTATTGTGTTTAAGTTGAACCAGAAGAACGCTATAATCCATGCGGGAGAGGCTACCGCCCATCACCCGAAGGATGCTGTAGCCTTTAAGTTCAACCCGCAGGGAGTTGAAACTACCCTTCGTGATGTCATTTGGCAAGTAGGGCGGACAGGGGTATTAACCCCGGTTGCTGTCTTCGATACGGTGAAGATTGGTGGAACCAATGTTTCCCGTGCCACCCTCTCCAATGTGGCTAATGCGGCATCCTTCCACATTGGCGATACCGTGGAGGTGGTTAAGGCAGGGGAGATTATTCCGTATGTCCGCAAGGTTCGCGGCTGTGGCAATACGGTTTCCGTTGTCCCTCTGACCTGTCCCTGTTGCGGCTCCACGTTATCCTCTAGTGACCTCAACATCTTCTGTACCAATCCGTTGTGCAGGGATAAGGTAGCGGCCAAGCTGGAATACGCATGCGGTAAGAACGCACTAGACATCGATGGCATGGGGCTTGTATTCTCACGTATGATTGCAGACAAACTGCTCGCCGGGGAGAATGATGTAGAGCCTCCGACCGCAGAAACTGCTTACCTCCACCACCCGTTCCTGCTTCTCATGTCCGGCATGATGGACAATTTGATTAGCGGAATCCCCGGAACCCAAGGGTACAGAGGATTCCTTGAAATCGTGGAGGAACGGAAGCACCATGCAACCCTTGCGCAATGGATTACTGCAATGGAGATTCCCCACGTCGGTTGCACCCGTGCGGAAAGTCTCTCCTATGCTTACCCCAATCTCTACGCTTTCCTCACTCTCTTCCCCGAAGATTTAAGGAACAAGCGTCATGCGGAGTTCGGCCCCCTGATGACCGAGGCAATTCTGAATTACATGGAGACCGTGCCAACGTGGAACGAGATGACGGCAATGGTTATGACAGGAGATATTCCCAATGCCGAGGGCAATGTTCCCAAGAGCACCGCGTTGCGGGGAGTAAACTTCGTCATCACGGGAACCCTGTCCCAGCCTCGCCATGTATATAACCTGCTCGTTAAAGACATGGGAGGCACGGTCAAAGAGAACGTGTCGAGGAAGACCAACTACCTAGTCGTCGGTAAGGAACCGGGGGAGCACAAGCAAAAGATTGCGAGGCTCCATAAGATTCCTTCAATTACAGAAGAAGAATTTATGCAAATGATTAACCCTTCAATTACAAATGAAGAAAATTCCTAACGAATTTACACGCAACCCCTTCGTATGTCGGCTCATCTTTCGTGAAGCTAGTGTAGCTATATATGAGCTAACTCATAAAGGAAGCGGGAAGGTAAACAATTATGAGGTTGTCATCATCCGTCAGCACAAAGCGGACAATGAGTTCATCAAGGTTAAAGCTGGAGATGAATACCTCCCCAGCACCAGTGAATGGGGCCAGTATGGATGGACATTCCCCACTCTTGAACTCGCAAACTACAAAGCCAAGCATTTAATTCATGAACGTTCTATGGATAAATCAGGAAGTCACACTTCCGCTAACTAAATCAGTAATAGATAAACAGGTTGAGGCCGCAGAGATAATGGGACGTATCTGCTATAAAAGCGAACCGAAGGGTGACCCCATTGCGTTTCTCTCCCGTATCATTAACCGCGGACATGAAAGTGTCATCGAGCACATCAACATCCCAGCAGTCCTTTCGACGGATAGAGCGGTGACGCACCAGTTGGTACGACACAGACATGGGAGTTTTTGTCTGGCAGGAGATACTAAAGTTCGGACCTATCGCGGGTGGAGAACTTTGGAACAATTATATAAACTAGAACCGGGACCTCGCACACATCTTAAAGCAAGGTGTATGGACGAGGACACTAAAGAATTATTCCTTAATCAAGTTAAGGATATTTTTTATTCAGGTAAACAAGATGTTTATCGAGTAAAAACTGCGATGGGATATGAAATTAAAGCTACATTAAAACACCGTTTCTTGACCTTAGGTGGATGGAAACGGCTTGAGGATATAGTCTCTGGTGATAAGGTGTATGTCAATGGAATACCTGCATATAAGAGTAAAGACTGGCTAAAGAAACATTACCATGAATTGAATGAAAGTCATCGAGAAATGGCAAACCTGTGTGGGTGTTCTCACCATACTATCCGAAAATGGGTTCGTAAGTTAGGATTGGCGAAGCCTTTGGGTTCTTGGTATATAGGAGTAGCTCCCCCTAACAAAGGAAGAACTAAGGAGGATTATGAACCCATGCGGAGAACTAGCCAAAAGATGTTAGGACATCACCATACCATTCCTAAGTACATGGAAGAGAATCAAAACTGGAAGGGAGATGATATTACTAACGCAGGAGGTTACAATAGAACTCGGAAAGCTAATCTGAAAACAGGAGTATGTTCAAACTGTGGTGCACAAGGTCCTACACATCTACACCATTTAGATAAGAATCCTAAGAATTATAGTTCTGAAAACGTGATTGAGTTGTGCCCTAATTGTCACCACGGTTATCACCATAGAAATCTTAAAGTAGCAATCCCTGACAGGATTCTTAGCATTGAATATGTTGGGCAGGAAGATACCTATGATTTAGCTATGGCGACAGAACCTCATAATTTTGTAGCTAATGGATTCATTGTACATAACTCCCAAGAAAGCCAGAGGTACGTCAACTATGACCGGAAGGGAATCATTTGCTTCGTCCGTCCGCAGTTCTTTAATGACGAGAAGGTTGACCCGAAGACCATTGAAGAGTTTAAGGATACCTGCCAGAACCTTGCGGAGAAGTACGTGGAACTTATCCAAGGGGGACTGCCTCCCGAAGAGGCGCGGGGATTGCTTCCGAACTGCACGGCTACGGTGATTGGCGTGACTGCTAACCTCCGCGAGTGGAGGCACATCTTCCGTATGCGACTAGACGGTGCGGCCCAGCCGCAAATCCGTGCGCTCCTTCTGGCCCTCCGGCAAAGGATGGAATTGAAGTACGACCTCGCATGGGCGTTCAAGGACATCCCAGTTGATACTAACCGACTTCATTCCGTTCCAGAACTATGAGCCGTATCAGTCTCAAGAAGTATCGGGAACAGATGGAAGCCGATATGAAGGCCAATCGCCTAAAGCGTCGAAGAGGAAAGTTCAAGTGCAAGAAATATAAAGGAAAATTTTACTGGTATCGAGATAGCCCCGCGGAGCAAAAGAAGTTCTTGATGGAGACAAAAGCTAACAAGCTTCGGTCTCGCATCATGCCTGAACATAAGCAACTTGTCCATGCTTCTCTCCGGTCGAAGAAACAACTGACCGAGAAACAACTAACCTATGGTCGCATTCTCGCGTCCAGTAAAATATCCACAGGTGCAGTCGGAGAACTTACCGTAGATGAAGCTCCCGGCTGGATTAAGAGGGACAACACCTTTCGATTCCAGATTAAATTTCATGGCTATTTCATCAGAGGTAAAGTCCCCGTGGCTCTTGTTGGAAGTTCCTCTGCGGCTCTGGAAATATGCAGGAAGGCGCACAAGTTCGCACGGAGAATTACAAGGGAGTGGACAGTCAAAGCAGGATGTTTAACTCCACCCTCTCCCCACCTCTTCATCATAGCTAAGATGTCTATTCGCAAATATATCAACAGACAAATTTACAAGTACCTCACCAAATAGTATGCACGCACACGAAGCAATCAACGCAATCGTTTCAACCAAGGTAAACTCACAGGCTTTTCCCGACCTGCCGGAAGGAAAGGAATCCATGAACGATGCCGTCAACCACCCGAAGCATTACACCTCCCACCCCAGCGGAATCGAGACCATAGAAATTACTGGCAAGCTTCCCTTCGCATTAGGGAACGCCGTCAAGTATTTGATGCGGTCACAGTACAAGAAGGACCGTATTGAAGACCTCAAGAAAGCACGGTGGTATTTGGAGTACCACGCTAAGCACTGGTCCAAGGTGTTCGAAACGTTTGACCTTTACCTTATCCTTGAACAGTTCAGGCGTACAGTCATGAGCCATAGCTACCAACGTAGTCCCGAAGATTCCATTCTGGTACGGCTCTTCTATATCTGGGCGCAAGATAAGTTGGTTGAGGTAAACCCCGCATCGGAATTGCAACGATGTATCGGCGAGATTACCCAGCTGATAGAATCTCTTGAAGCTCGACAGAAGTAATACAAAAACCCCGGAAGATATTTCCTTCCGGGGTTTTCGCTTAGAACCCAAACAACTTACAGTCCAAACAGAATGATGTCGTTGCGGGTTCTTTATACCATGCAGTACCTATGATGTCAATACCTAACTGACAGGAACTTCGTTTTTCTCAATGCTCGCCATCAGTTCGGCGAGCTTTTTCTTTTTGGTTTCGAGTTGTTGTTCGAGCCTCTCTATCTCTTTGACGTAATCATGACACGCATGCTTGGCCGCGTCCTCATATGTGAGGAAGACAGTGTGGTTGAGATAGCCGTTTTCTATGGTTCTGAATCGGTGGTTGATGTATTCGATTCTGACACGAGAAACGAAACATTCGAAGGCGACATCAGATACTTCAACGGCTCTCACTGTGGGCATGCCACCGCAATGTACGTTAATGTACACCGTGCATCCCTTATAAAGGGGGAGCTTGTTAGCTTCTTCTGCTGTGAATATTGAGTTCATACAGTGGAAAGTATGTATCAACTTGAAATAATGTCAAGGACTATTTTAGCCAGCAGTCAGATTCAATATCGAAGTGGGCCTTTACTGATAGGTCGCAACCGCATAAGGTACAATAGAGAGGGGCCGCCCCATTAGTCAGGTCCGCAAGCCCGGAAATTTTTTCCTTGAGGAATTTGCGGCCAGCTCCTTCGGCACCGCAGGTAGCGCACCCCTGCTTCTCTAAATCCGGGGGAGGCGTAGAGGTAGCATAAGGACAGGAGGCGCAGATAGCATAGCGGCGGCGAGCTTCTGCCTCATCTACAAACCTGTGTCCCCGTCGATACCAGAGAACCATAGTACCGAAGAAGGCCAATATCTTCTTGGCACTCATGGGTTCATACTCCTTCCATTCAATTCCCTTATCTCCGCAGGTGGTACAGTATTGGGGAGGAAGAGAGGAACAGAGTTCTGATTCAAAGAGCGCAATCTGAAAGGGTTCTCCGTTATTCATGAAGAGACGCGCGACGGATTTGCGGAGTTGCTCCAGTGAACCCGCGGAAACCTTGGTTCCCTTGAGCCTGACACTCATGGATTCAGGGACAATAAACTTCCAGCCTCCCGGAGGGGTGGCCATAATATGATTGGGTACTATACGAAAAGAGGGCATGGGAGAATTATATCTCCCATGCCCCCGAAGGTCAAGGATATAAACAGAGGGCTACTGCTTCATCCGATTATGAATTTCCTCCACACTCAATGCCCCATCAATCGGAATGCTACCCTTCTTCATGAGGTTGATAATGAGTTTCTTCTGCTCTTCGATTAGGCGTTTGCCCTCGTCCGTGGTATTAGACTTCTGCAATTCGCGGTTGAGCTTCGCGATAGCCTCACGTCCTGCTTGCGGGCTAATGATGTAGGGCATGATGCCTTTCATGGCCGCGCCGTAGGTCTTGGCACTCATACCGGAACTCTCAATCGCGGAAGCCAGAACTTCCTTCCGCAGAGCGGGGTCAAGCATGTTTGTAATTTCCGTAACAAACCGGACACTATTGACTAGCTTGGTGAAATTCTTCACGGCATCCGCGGTCTCCAAGGCTTCCATGGATTCCACATCCACCCCGGATTCCATTCTCTTGTAGAAGTCTGGACGAAGGACGCTCATTCGCTTTGACTTAGTGACCGCCGCGTTGGCATTCTTTAACCCGGCGGCAAGGGCTTCGGTCAAATCCTTCGGACGACGGAGACCAGTACCCAAGGTCTGTAACCCGTATGCCGCGGCACTCATGTCAGGCGTATCACTAAACGCTTGTTTACCCGACTTGACTGCCCAGCCGTAGAAGGGAATCTTTTTATTGGCAACCGTCGCGGCTCGTTCAAGGAATTGCCACGTGTGTCCACTGCCGAACGAGGGGTTCAGTCCTGCGGCCAACAGGATTGCATTGCCGACTGCTGGGAGAACGTTGATGTTTTCATCCCCGGAGAGGCTGTGCTTGTAATTGAATCCTTCCTCATTAGACAATTCAGTAAGTGCGTTCAGGAGAAGGGATTCTTCAAGCACCGTATTTTCCAACAGGCTGATTAGTTCGACTGTCTTGTTCGTACCCCACTTGTCCACGTCCATATCCATGAAGAGGCTGGGCAGGGTTTTGGCTAACACCTTAATGTTCTTGAACGGGTTCATGTATTCAAGATTCAAATACTCGAATTCATGACGCTTCATATCTATGATGCCAATCAAATCCCCGAACTTATCGTAGTCTGGAATTAGGCCACTGTCCGCAAGCTTCCTCATGACCTCCGCGTCGTCAATGATTATACGGTCCTCGTCATCCTTAAAGATACTGGCGATAATCCCACGGGCAATCGCGGAAGAAACCGCAGAGGTTGCAGAAATAGTTCCTAAGGAACCCGCGGTACGAAGGATAGCACGTCCCAAGAGGTAAGCCCCCTCCTTCTTCATGCCGTTATTGATAGCCCACACACCATCTACCCCTTCACCTATGGCGTGGCCAAGGTTGTAGGCTACAGACTGGAAGGTATGGTACTGGAACATGAAGAACGGAGCCGCAACTACATTTATGGCTTTCACCCACGAAGGAGTACGCGAACCCGTGGGGAGCAAGCTCTTCACCATGTGGGCAGTATACCTGTCCACATAAGCATCCCAACTCTGGGTAGTCTGGCTCGCGTCAATGAGTATCTGGTCCCGTGCATTGGGGTTGTCCTTGCCCATCGCCCGCGCCAGCTGTACCTTTAATTGGGTATCAGCAATCGGTCTCTGGTTAGTGAAGAGAGCAATCTTGGCCGCCGCGTCCGGCAAGCCATAGGCGAAGGACATCGTTTTGATGGGCCATGCTACGACTTTACCTGCGGTCTTGGCGGCATCCTTAGCCACCTCACCCTTTGTCCGTTCCTGTTTCTCGTTCAGAGCTTCGGCCAGTTTGAAGAAGGAATCCTCATTCACTTCTTCAAATTCTCCTGCCATCTTACTGAACTCATCGGACTTCCAGACGTTGCGCAGGAACTCCCCTTGACCTGCGTCCAGCAGACCAATCTCTTGCCAGTAGCGAATCTTCTCGTTGTACCTGTCTTCCGCGGCCAGCAGTCTACCCGCGGAAGCCTGTGAAGCAAGGTCCTTGCCCTGTGATAGCCACCATAGCTTACTCAATTGGAGCCAGTCCCCAGTAAGCTTTGCGATTTCTATACCTCCCATAACTGGCAGTGCACCCGCATTGGTCATTTGGGCTACTGTACCATATAAGTTACGTAAAGTGGAATTAGGACTTGCTATTAAGACAGAAAGGTTAGCCACCCCAGACCACTTACCCAGCCATCCTTGCCCCTTGCCGGACTTCTGCCAGTACTTGCGCACCTTCTTATAGTCGTCCGTCCTGCTATTCAGGATGTCGTCGCTCGGTCTGTAGATGTGGTAGATGGCATCGGCTACATCCTTGTCAGCGTACATTCCGTTCAACGCATTCTTCGTATTCTTCAAGGAGATTTCCACCATGTCCGAGGTACGGTTCGTGGAATTCGGGGGTACGACCACACCCTGTGCCTTGAGCACGGAGGCATACTCGTCAGCAAGCAACTGGTTCACGGCAATCTTCGACTGCATGGATAAGGTATTCTGTAACGTCCCAATGGCATCCCCAATGGTGAGGTCGCTAAGTTCATACATAGCTTTCCTCTGCCATTCGGGCAAGCGTTTCCGCTGGGCCAGCGCATCTTCATTCGTCCTCTTCTTGGACAGAACTTCGTCAATGGCCTTCATGGCATCGTTCACTGCGAGGCGTGAGAGTTCCGGGTATTGCAACACTTTCAAGTCGGTAGCGGAGATGACGTTGCCCATGCCGTTCATCCTCATGAGAACGCCAGCCTGACCACGAAGAAGATTGAGCGTCTTGTCCAGTCGTTCTGCGGCATTCATATCAGGCGTGTTCCATATCTGGTCAATGGCCGAAGTCGGGATAGTGGGGATGGCCTTGTTCACTTCGGAAGCCACGGATGCCGGGGATTGAAGACTGCCAATTTTGTCCGCAATCGTTTTTCCCGGAAGGCTGGAGAAGACATCGGCGAGGAAACTATCTCTGGCTTTCATGTCCAGAATTTCCTTCGTCTCTGTCATCTTTGACTTCGTGCGATAGTCTGCCTGTGCTATCATGCTCATGGCCTTATCGTACAAGGCACTGATGTTGTGGCCATCTCGCAGGTCTGCAAGCATTTGAACCGCGCCGAAGTTGTTCTGAATGAAGTCCAGAATTTCCCTGTTCCTGTAGTTCTTGGCTACACCTTCGAACAGGAGTTTATAATTCGCGGAAGCTCTCGGAGGAGCGGATACCAGCGGAAGTTTCAACTCGTCGTGGAGCGCGGCCAATGCTTGCATGTTGTCCAGCACTTGGCTTACGTTTTCGGATAGTTCTCTCTGGTGCGCTTCGGCATGAGAGATTGCGGCTTCCTGCAACAGTTTCGTCAGACCGTCGTATTTCTGCGCCAGTTCTCCGTTGGGGTTTGCGATGATGTCTTTCATCGTCCGGGTGAAGTCTCCGGCATGGCGTCCTACGGCCATGTAGGTGCGATGAAGATAATTCATCTCCGCGGCGTTGTCAGCCATGCGGCTATCTCCAATGAGCTTGGCAATAGAGATTTGCGTTGCGGCAATTTCTTTACGGGAATCGGCGATGACATTGTGGACCAGTTGACCTACAACCCCCTGTGACAGAAGCCACTGTTCAGCGGCATCCCGCTTAGCCATATACTCCGCTTGTTTTTGACGGCGTGCATTGAGGATAGCGTTGTCCCGTTTCAGCCACACGGAACCAGCAGGGGTAGCTACGCCAGCGCGAGTTACACCCGCCTTCTTTGTTGCGGCGTAGAAATCCTCCTTGGCTTCCCGGATGATTTGTTTAGCTTCGGCCCGTGCCTTAGCGATGTCCTGAATCATAGGAGCGATGGCGGGATGGTTTGTACTCTCCACATAGAGGAAGTCATTGCGAAGGTTGGACCACCTGTCCAGAAGTTCATCCATAGAGAAGGGACTATCCGCTTCGTTAATCATATCCGCGAGATAGTTTTGCGTGTCACGGGCAAGGCCAAAGTAGGTGATATCCAGATTGGCATTCCCCGTCGCGGAGATACGAGAGCCAAGGTCGGAGAGCGATTTGTGAATCTGCTGGGAGAGCATGGGGAGAGCTACCTGCTTGTCCAGCATGGCACCATATCCCTTGCCGCTCATGTCTTTAATCCGGCGCATCATGTCGTTGATTTCCAATCGCCCTTCACTATTAAGCGCAAGGGAGTTAGCCAGACGCACCGCTTCCGCGTGCCTATTGACGGCATCGGTGACGGTCTTCTTAGCCAACGCGATACGGAAGTCGCGGGTCTGTTCATGCTGACGAACTTCTGCTTGAGCCTCCGCGTTAATGCGTGCAACAGTTTCAGGGTCAATATCGTTGTCCATATTCCCCGACATGTCAAGAATGGACTTGCTCCATTTCTTTCGCGTAGCGGCATCCCAGCCCAGATTATCCGCACGGCGTTGAAGCATATTGCCAATTTTGTCAATGCGTTTAATACTGCGTTCATACGCCGCATTAACATTGGCCATTTGTTCCAGCACAACCAGCTTCTGTTCCTCGGACTTAACATTGATGCCAGCCTTGTCCCAGTTCTTGGTTACACCCAGCCATCCGTTCTTAATACTGGTTACCCAGTTCCCGGCATTCGTGCCAATGATTTCTGCGCCAAGACCGAAGGACAGTCTTCGGGTCATGTCGGTCTCATAGGCCATCGGGTTAAAATAATCTACCCCGTTGCCCATAGTATAATCCGTATCATCTACTTTCCATGACGGAGTGCGAGGCATATCGAACCACTTGCCGGGGGTCATGTCCGCGACGCGGGCCACATAGGAATCCCATTCAGCCACGCGTTCTGCGGCGGTGGTTCCGTCCATATCGTCCGCAGTTTGTCGCACGTCCCTAATCAAATCCTTAAGCCATTCGATGAGGCGCACATGAATAGGCTTCCGGCCTCCCGCCGCTTCGGCATAGCGAGCCAAATCCGTGATGGTGATATTGTCTCCACTAGCTTCCGCTACCATGAAGTTCATGACAGGATTGGAGAACGCGACACTGGCAAATTCGTCCGGGCCGCGGAGACCGTAGTTGAGGTCGGAAGCGAGCGCGGCGATGGCATTCATCTCATTGATGTCCACGCTAGCGTCATACATAGCGGAGAGGCTATCAACAATGTTGTTGTAGTTCTCTGCAATCGCGCTCCTAATCCTATCCATCCGCTGGGAATAGTCCGTGTTGGTGGCACGAAGATGACGGTCAATGAGGTGGATGACTTCGTGCAGTACCGTTCCCGTTACGCTTTCAATCGCATTGTCCCGATTCACGTACAGGTCAATGACACCGCCGACAAGCTTCCCGTCCGTGCCGTTCATGTAGGTGATACTGGCAGGGGAAGAGATGTTCGCCGGGGCATTGGTGGCTCGGATAGCAACATCCAAACCAGCGGCATGCAGTGCGCGGAGCACTCCATCAATGGCCGCGGCCTGTGCGGGGGAGGCATTAGCTTGAAGGTCCGAAAGGATGCCGTAGGCATTTGCGCCAGTCCCATCCGTCGGGAGATTGAGAGCGGAGACCTTGTCTCCCCACTTGGTGCTGGGGGTACCTCCCTCACCCGTGTTGTACATGCTTGCGTGCGGAGCGATAACAATGGTTTCTCCCGTGTTGCTGGTAATCATGGGGGCGTTAATCCCGGTCATCTCGTTCAGGGAGACGAGCTTCGCGCCGCGCTCCAATGGCGTACCATAGGAGAGCCACGCACCAGTATTACTATCGAACGAGGCGATTGCCGCATCCATGTTATCCACGGTTTCCACGGTCTCCGCGGTAACTACTCCCGTCTCTACCATAGCAGTGATGGGGGCAATGACTTGGTCCCTCTCCTTCCGGGCAATAGCTACCGGGGATTCCTTGGGTTCCGTGGGCACCGGGGATTCCTTGGTAGCCGGGGATTCCGTCAATCCGTTAATAACGTTAATGGCGGCATCGAGGTCTTCATCTCCTGTAGTAAGGATGGACAGGTCGTCGTCTACTTCGATAACCTGAACCCGGTCTCCCATAGCATCAAGGGCCTCCGAAAGCATGGTGCGCATGGTGTCGAGGTTTTCCTTATTTGGGAATGACAGGGTATTGGGCAGGTCGTTAATGGCTTCTGCCATGAATGAGCTTGCCGCGGCACTGCCCTCGTAGATATATATTTCGGAGGCCCGTTCCACTAGGTTGCGGAACTGGGTGAAGTTGCTGATGCCCATACGGGTTGCTCCTTCCACCCACGCCTTGCGGGTTTCATCGGAGACTGCCAGACTTTCATGGGCAATGGATTTGTCCACCCATTCGCGGGCAACTTCCGCGGCATCCCCCTTCTCCCCGGCAATCTCGATAACCTTCTTTCCGGTTTCTACCAAGCTTTCCGGCACATTGTTTTTGGTAATGGCTTTGCCCGTTTCCTCGATGATGTTGCTCGCATCTTTCGTAATATCCGGTAGCATGGAAGTAGCATCCTTTACATCGAGAGTGGGAGCGGCTTCGGTTTGGAAACGTATGTTCCCTTCACCAGCTAACTGGCTACCAACGTAGCCGCCGATACCTCCAAGGAAAGCAATCTTTATGGCACCGCTAATCACTTGGTCGGTAGTGGCAATAGAAGATTCAGAGATTTCTCCGTTCTTCACCAGTTCGGTAAATGCCCATTCTTGGAATTCGTCTGCCAGTTCTTCGGTGGCTCCTTCCACTACGGCCTTGCTCGTGCTGTACAGATAGGAAGCAACGGCAAACGTCTTTTCCTTGGTATTCATTTCAGACCACGGCTTGCTTCTCCATCTGGCAATCTTCCGTTCAAGGGTTTGGAATGGAGATTGACCGCGAAGGTTTTTAGCCCCAATAATCTTACGCATGTAGGAATCCATACCTGCGCGGTTGTTGATGAGAGTACTACCAGTAGATACGAGAGCCGCACCAAAGAGGGCACGCATGTTGGCAATGCTCTGTGCCCTGTTCAAGTTCTCGGCAGTCGGTTCCTTCCCTTCCATCTCCCTATCATAAATGGTATAGAAGATGTCGGAGTAAGCATTCGGTGCAACCTGCGAGATGATGCTAAGATTTACCCCGGCTCCGGCTCCTGCCCGTTCGAGGTTCAACGCCGCAAGGTTGTCGAGGTTGCGCTGAATAGTTCCACTCAAACGTCCCGCCAATCCCGGACGGGCGGCAGGGACCAAAGCTTCTGCCCGCTTCGCTACAACGTTAGCCGTTGCCTTCGCGAACCGCGATAGCGCGGTACGTTCCAGTGCACGCCCAGCGAGGCCGCCAACTTTACCAGCCCCCGCGGTTGCTACCATTTGGTAACCGAGGTTAGCGATTTCCGCAGTATAGTCCGCAAGGATATTGCCTCGAACAAGTTCAGCTTCCGCTTCCTGTTTTTTGTTCAGCTGGTCCCAGAGGGTGCGGGTATGTTCCATCGCCGCACGACTGCCAACTGCATTCTGTGCAAAGAGAAGAGCACCATAGGCGGCACCCGTCCCAAGGTCGATTGCCTTGTGTGTACCTATCTGGAACCCGCGGAGAACAGAGTTGAGGGTGTCTTGCCCTTTCTCCTGCCATGCGGAGAGGATGTCCTCGTCACTCTTGCCCGCTTCCTTCTGTTCGTTGTAAAAATTCTTGAAGGAAAGGTGCTTGTCCAGCCGCTTCATGGATTCAGTCAAGATAGGGTTGAACTGCAAGCCGGAGCCAAGCCACGTATCGCGAAGCGTCCCCAGCGTCTCGTCCAATGCAATGTTGTCCTTCACAAGTTCCTGTGCGGATTTCTTGCGGAGGTTCTGGAACTTCTCAATGGTGCGATTGATGAGACCTTCGTCCGCGCCACTAGCACGGAGAGCCTCAATGCTCTGGTCCATCAGCTTATCATTGTAGAGAGCATTGGGGTTCAGTTCGAGCGTGGCGTTCGTATCAACTTCCTTGGTGTGTGGATTGTACGCAAAGAGACTGCCACGGCCAACGCCCAAGTCACCCATACGTGCGGCATGGGAGAGGGAGTTAAGGGCATCGCGAGTACTTTCAATATGGTACTGGGCCATGTATTCCTTCAACTGTTCGGGACCTACTTCAAAGGCAGGGCCTCCCACTACACCATACTCCCAAGAGCCGTGCCTCGTTCCCTTCCTCCATTCCATCGTACTCATTGGGTCAGTGGTCTTGCCTACACTATTCCCCGGTTGGAAGGTAAGTACGTCCGCAACTTGTCCTGCCGCGCTTCGGTAGTTAGCCAGTGCGCCTTTGACTGCATCCATGAGGGTGCCTCTCGGTGTAGCTTTGGCGGTATAGTCCTGAATCAGTTTCGTCGTCCCAGCCTGTAGTAATATATTCTTCGGAACCCCCGGAAACCTTGTAGCCAATTCTTCCATCATGGCATCAGCCATTGCTTTCTGGTAGTCGGAGGTTACCACGGCATGACGCTCGGTGGCTAAGGTATTTGCTCGTTCGCGCACTGCATCCATGTCCACGCCGGGGGCAAGGGCCAATGCCGCAGAAGCTACTGCTTCGGGGTTAAGGAGAGCATCCCTTAGTCCCACGGCATCCAATCCGGTGTAGCTCTCTTCCATCCGCGAGACAATGTTGTCCACGGCTTTAACCTGCGCTACTGCCATTTCCCCTGCACGTTTAGCGGCGGGAGAAAGGGAATCGGATTCCTTGGATTCCTTGGCTTCCGGGGATTTAATATCTTCCGTACTCCGGGACAGGTAATCCCCGTAGTCGCGGACAAGTCGGAACATTTTGCTGGGAGACTTGGAAAGGTTGGCGAGTTCAGCAAAAACATTCCCAGTAAATGAAGGTGCTGAATCAGAGAATTCGCCAACGCCAAGCTCCCCCACGCTCGTTTGGCTGGGGGTTTTCTTCTGCACGCCCTCCGTCGAAGAAGAGCGGTGTTTGTCGTAAAGAGCCTTAGCGGCACGATAGTTGCCAATGTCTTCGCGCCTAATCGTATTGATGACGCTTTCTATTTCTTCTGCGGTGTAAGCAATAGGTGCGGTCTCGATGGCTTGTGCCGTAGGTTTACCAGACACAACATCTAGATTCTTGTTGAGGTAATCCTTCCGGGCCTTCTCCATTGTGGTGGCAATGGATTTGGCAACCGCCTTTGCGTTACGGTTTCTGTCCGCGGCAATGGCGAGGAACTTTTCCGTTACGACGGGGTTCCCGTCCTCTCCACTTCCGAAGCCAGAGCGGGATAAGAATGCAGAATGTTGGGGAGGAAGTTCGGAGGAAAGGACTGCGACGATGCCCGTATTATTCGTAATCTTTTTAATAGCATCCTTATCGCCACGAGCGGCGGCCGTCAAATCAACCAGTGCATCCTCTCCGCGCTCTACATAGTCTTTCATGTAGTCGATTCCCTCAAAGCTGTACCCACGGTTTCCTTTGTTCAAGATGTCGAGGGCTTTATTTTCCTCGGCGGTTTTCCATTCTTGTTCCGTATGGGCGCGGGATTTATCTTGCCATTCTACATTCTTCGCGTGTTCCGCATCCTTTTTCTGTTTCTCCGCAAAGTCATCCACGGACTTAACGATAAAGGTGTCAAACTCTGCGGTGGCTTCTGCGGCTTTCTCCGCACGGGTCTGTCTCTTTTCCGCTAGCCTTTGCTCGCGGTCCAGTGCTTTCTGTTTTCTGTCTTCTTGTTTCTGCGCTTGCGTCTCTTGCCACGCGGCGTGCCTTTCTACGGCTCGCTGTTCACGTGCAATACTGCTTCCCGACTTCGGAGTGAAGTCGGACATATTGGCGGTACTAAAGTCAATGGCCATATTTGTTGAGTATTAGTATAATAAGTTTGCCCCACTCATGTGGGTCTTCGCTATCCTATCATGAGTGGGGCAAGGGTCAAGTGAAATATCAACTATGACAAATTATTTTCGGAAGTCCAAGTGAGTGAACTCCGGTCCCTTCATCAGTTCAGTGTAGAGGGCGAGCCTCGCTTGCGGGTCTTTCTTCTGTAGGGCTTTATACTGCGCGTATTGCCGAGCGAAGCGGGGGTCCCGGATGTTGAGCCGATTCCTGAACATGTTGCGCAGTTCTTGTATTTTAGCCCGTTCCAGTTTTTCGAGGGTCTTAATCTCCTTACCAAACTTTTCCGGCTGGGCGTACATGGTTCGGACGCGGAGGTATGTTTGCGCCTGTGCTCTTGCTTCGGGGCTGGCCGTATCATCCCTCAAGGTTCGTAGCATATTCTCGGCAGTTCCAGTACCCGCAGTCGTCGGGCTACTCGTGGGTATGGGAGCATTGCCGGAGGGGAGAGCAGAGGCGGGGAGCCTAGAGCCAGAGGGGGCGGCAGTGGTTCCCGCGGTAGCTCCCGCGGCGGTTCCCGCGGCGGGCGCGTTCTTGGTCTGGCTCTCTACAAACTTGCTATACATCGCGTTCCTATCCGCTTCCGGCATGTTCATGAATATCTGGAACTTCTCCGGGCCAAGTAGCTTCTCCGCATGCGCATAGAACCCAGCCGTGGAGGTGTCGGGGCTAGCGGCCGGAGCGGAAGCCGTCGCTTGCCGGGGTGTAGCCGTTTGTGTTGGCATGGTCGGAGATATGACGGGCATCTGCCCGCGGCTTATGTTCTGGTCCACGCCACGAAGCATAAGCCTGTCCTCCGCAGAGAGTTTCCCCGCCGCGGCTTGTTGCATGCCCGCCGCATAGGTCGCCCGTTGCTGGGCGGCGTAGGCCGCGCTGTTGGGGTCGACCGCTCCCGGCACTGCTGGTTCAGTAATCCCCCGCCCATAGGGACTAGGAGACTGGGCCGCCGTGGGAGCCGCGGATGCCGGAGGATTCTTGATGCCGTGGTTACTATTGGCCGCGGCGATGGTGTTCATCTCCTTCGCGTCGACAGGTTTGTTCGGGTCGTTGTTATTCATTGGACGGAGGGGGATGTCGGGGTTCGTCTTCGGAAGCACCTCGTCCATCGTCTTCTGCTTAATGGACTTGGCGGCGGGGATACCCCCGCTCGCGCTCGTCTCGCTCGATATGTCTGTACGTTTGGTAGCCATAATTACATGAGGTTAAGTCCGGGGCACTGCATGATGCCGCCGTTCTGAATAATGTTCGGAGCCTGATACGTGCCCTGACGATATTTGCGCAGGTGGTCATTCAGGTATTTGACGGCAAGGCCGTAGCTGTCTGTCCCCATTTGGGTATTGCCCTGCTCGTTATAGACCACGGCCAGCATCATCGCCTTCAATGCGGGAAGACATCCGGGGTAGATACGAACCTCCTTGTCCTCCCATGCCGCGTCATCATAAATGTTAAGAGACAGGCCGCGCAATGCGCACCGTGCTGAAATCGTCATGACGTTGCTCGTAGGATTATCGTTGATGCCATTACTGCCAGACAATACCGAGTAGGTACGGAGGTTCTGTTCATTCAGCCCCATGTCCAGCATGATAGCATGATAGCCGCTATCGTGCTTCGGATATTCGGAACGGAACCAAGTGTTGCTTTCGAACATGGCCCGGTCGATGATGTTGTATTTCTTGCCGCTGGGCGACCATGCCTCGACAATACTATCATATTCTTCGGGCAGGGAGATAGAACCCCCGCGAGGGATTCCTTCAAAGTCCAAGGTATCCACGGAATCCGGGGATACCGTGGCCTCATTGAGCAGGAGGTTCTGCGCTTCCTTCAATATGCGTCGGAAGTCAACATTGGACTTGGATGGCGGCTGGTTTGTGATGAGCATACAAAGCTCGTCGCAAACATTGCGATAGGTCAAATAGGATTTAGTAATAAATGCCATGAGCTTTAATTGGGAGGATAGATTGTTACTTTCTTGCAAAGCATGCCGCCGTTCCATGGGGATGCGTAGTACGAAGTCACGGGTTTCCAGTCAGTCTCGGAGGTTCCGGCGAACGTGGTATTGAACGCACCGGGAAGCCACTTGGCATCCTGATTGCCGATTGTTACGGAGACATTCATGGGCGCATGGAGACATGCGGGCATACGGTAATCGCAAAGCGGCGTGGAGAAGTACCCGCTGTTCGTCGTGAACTGCGGTGAAGTACCTAGGCCCCAGCCCTTAGGCCATGTACCGTCAGGGGAGAATGCCTCTTCAACCACGGCAGTGCAGGGACCGGAATAGCTGTCCCTCTTCATCGTGGTCTGCGGGAAGTACTGTCCAGCATTCTTGCCAGAAAGGTCGGGCCTCGTATTCCACGGAACCCAACGAACTGTACCGAGCACGGCGGGAAAACTGTAGTTCATCGTCGTGGTATATTTTTTGTAGTACCCGATTCCCGGAATCTGCATGTAACTATCTACGGCGTAACAGGGGTTCACCCATTGGCGCAGGACGACGCGTTGAATTTTGTCGCTCATCGTGACCTTGAACGTATTGCCTCGGAGACTGCATATAGTGACACCGAACTGGAAGTAGGGGAACTTCGTTCCGTCGTAGGTCAGGGTAATCTTCTCGGCAACTGCGGCGTTAAGGATATAGTCCCCGACACGGTATTTAGTCTTCGCGCCGCAGGATGTACTGACCGCAGGGGGCGGCTCGTTAGGCAGTCCTACATTGCTAGTCGTGACTACCGTAATATCAAAGATTTTTGTCCCGTTGAGGAAGATAGGGATAACTCCATTGATGCGACCACCGTAGGGGTTAGTGACATGTACGGTCATGTTCAGCTGGCCGTTCTCCACATCCAGATATACGTTGCCAATACCAGAGGGCAATGTGCCCGCGGAGAATTTCATCTCTGGGTTATATCCATTGGCTCGCTGGTAGATGGCAGTACCATCCATGACACCCAGCGGGAACGCCCACGGAGAGGCACTCATTACGGTCTCCGCATAGAGGGTATCCTGTATAAACGCCTCCATGTAAATCTTGTACTTTCCGTTCAGTGTCATCCACGGACCGTCAGGGTTGGGGGCGTTGTAAAAATAATCTGCTTTCATCGTACCGGGGGACTGAACACTGGGATAATTGTTCCGGATATATATGTTCCACCAGCGGTCACCCTTAAACTGGATGCCCACGTTCGTGCCTCGGTCAACCCCTTGGTGGTCCATATTAAACGAGCCGAGTAATGCGAAAGTATTCGCGAACTGGGGATAATTGGGGTCGTTCCATCCATTAATGAGGGACATGTTTTGGAGCATACCCGTTGCTGGGGATGAAGCCTCAACCGCAGTAAAGTCAGAAAGGTTATATCCGATTCTGGTCCACGGCGTGTCGGGGATAGTAATGGCTACCTCGGTTTCCGGGGTTTCCAGCTTCCGGGCATAGTAGGCATTACCCACGGCATCCGTGTATTTGGTGAATCCTTCCTTCTGCCAATCAGTATCGAAGTCAGTGCTCGGATTATGTACAATCTTCCGCAGTACAGGATAGACCTGATTGGTTATCCTATCGAATGAGGATTCCCAGAATTCATCAATCTGGTCGTAGGTGGTGCAACTCTTTCGCGTTTCCTTGTGGCTATATCCTTCATGTACTACCACAGAGGAATCTACACGCCATTGGCTACAGTTCTCGCCGGGGTCAGGAGGGTCAATCGCAGGGACATCGCCGTTCGCTGTCCAGTCGACGGACTGGCTAGTCGTCACTGTTGTATTGATGCACCGGACAAAACGGGAATCAGGGTTACAACAATTACCGGAGAGGCTGTTCTGTTCCTCTTTCTCCGCAATGTTACTGTTCCGTTTGTACATAGATACAAGGGTGTACATCTGCGTACTCGGATAACTGCCCTTGTCCCAGCCAGCACTAACGGGCTTATTGTCCAGTTCAAGGAGGGGCATGTGAGGAATGCGGGCCTGACCCGGTTCCTTCCCTCCACCATCGACGGGCCAAAGCGGCGCGGCCCAGACCTCTCTCGATAACTTAATTGCAGTCTGTGCTACCCATTCAGATTCAGGCAGGGACGTTCCCGGACCACCTTCATCCCACACCGTATCTCCCTTCTGCCAAATGTTATAAGGGACGAACTCTTTAACCACAGGTCCCGGCAGGGTTTTATACACACGGATGACCTTACGAAAGTACTTGCGCAGGTGTTCCTCTTCGAACTGGGCTACTTCTTCATATACCAGCTGGGCATCATATGCCGTGTAGAAATGCTGGTCATAGAAGTCAGGGTCAAGCTTTTCGTTGCTGGGGTCAAACGAGCCAAGAGGGAGCGGGGCATACGCGGAATCCGTGGGTTCCACCCATTCCCGTGTAATCTCGTAGAAGTCCTTCAACTCTTCCGTGTCTGCATCCGGCCCCATGAACTTACCCGTAGCGGCAGTATCTTTCAACGTATAGCCGTCACGGATTTTCTTCATGTCCTGAATGTTATATCGGAACTGCTGTTCCGGCGGGACCATGTAGTAGAAACGATAAACGTGCTGTCTCGCCGCATCATTGACGGGTTCGACATGCACGAGAACTGCATCCCGCATGAACGGGAGGAAGGTCGTACCTGCGGTGGGTACGAACGGCGTTCCCAATTCCGTGGTAATCTCGCTGGGATTCTTGGCAATCCTCTCAACGAAGAACATCACGTTCTTTACCACAGGAGTGGGAAAGTTAATTATCGGCTCACCCATTGGCCTGTCAGGATTGAACCCATTGCGCCACGAGGAATCCGTGGTTCCAATGGGTATCGTCGGAGGCTGTGGGTTGGAGGCCGGAGTGTTAGGAATTAAGGCCACGATTTTTATTGGTTTGATAGAACGGCATGATTGCACCGGGAAGCGGGGGTGTCCACAACATGTGCACATGTCCGTTCAACGTTAATTGCATTGGTTCTCCCCGCGGAAAACTTACTGTTTCGCCCCGATAATAGGTGCGGTTTGTTCTCCTGTCAATAACATATCCTCGTATGACAAGTAATTTATGGCTTCTCTCCGCGTCAATGATTCTTGGCAGTTGAACTTCTTCACGAGTTTTAACCTGTGTAACCGAAGAGGTAAGGGTTTCTCCGTCATAACGAATTCCTACTTTCCCTCGTAAAAAATAGGCCCATTGGTTTCTGGGCAGTTTTAGCTCACCCTCGCGACCAAGAGGAAGGGAGGCATAGAATTGATTCCGTGCATGAATCTTTTCGCCACACGCGCGAATTCGTTTTTGCAACTGATTAAGATTCTGGGTCAACTCGTTTTCGAGTTGTTCCTGCTCGGAGCTTTTTCGGAACTGATTGAATAGTTTCATTTCTGTCGGAGGGGGGGTGTATCTTGTTGCGAGATAGCGCAGAAGACGCGGTCGATTATCTCTTCATGGTCGCTTCGTAGATTGTCTATTTTTCCATGTAATTGGTCTAGAGAATCATCCAACTCGGATATAACTCTTAGAGCTTCTTGCAATACTATGAGAAAGGACTTCTCCTTGTCAAGACTAAACTCTATCTTTTTTGAGAGGTACTTATATGCCAGCTTTACTGCCACGTAAATAACCCCCACGAATACGAGATACGCGGGGGACATTTCATCGACAATGCGAGTGAGAAACAATGCCCACACGTTGCCGTCAGTAGCATTAAGCTGTGCGATGAAATTAAACATGGCGGCAAGGAATTACCTCACCGCCATGTTAGCATTTGGGATTTAATGGGTCAAGAAAATTCCCAATTATTTCCTTGACAACAGAGTTAGGGCGTAGGCATGCCGTGCATCGCATCGGTTCATCCAGCCCGTAAGGAACTTTTCCTTCGCCGGATTGGCCCTTACAATGGAATGATAGCGGGCACGACAAGCGCGGTCCAGCATGTCGAGGACTACCATTTCATCCCATGAGAGAATGGCACGCGTCCATGCGGCTTGCGTATTCTTGCCCCACTTACCATCAATAGCGAGGTCGAGCATGCGCTGGACAACTTTAGTCGTTCCCGCCACTCCCATGTTGAAGGTCATGTCGCGGAGCATGAATTCAATAGGGTAGCTTCCTGCAACTCCCTTGGCAACCAGTGGTTCGGTATTGACCAGTACATAGCGGAGGCATTCATCCCATGCCGCTTCTCTATCACCCCGGTCCATCATGGATTTGATTAGATTGAATTCCTTGGGTTCAATCCCATCACAGATACCGGCAATCTCCCACGTGCCGCCGCCGTCGCCAGAGGGGAGGCGAGTTACGCGCAGAGATTCCGGCCCGGTAATCTTGTAATCCTCCATGTTGAGAATCTTCTTGGCCATACCCTTGCGGACAAGCTCTGCCGGGGACACGTATGCCGCGGATTCCACGAATTCCGGGACGTCCATAGGTCCCACGGAAACCGTGGGTTCCGGTTGTATCTTTTTCCATATAGCATCAATGGTCTTATCACCAAGGATACCGTCGGGTGAAGTTCCCGCCCACTTCTGTATTTCCTTTATCTTGTCTTTCCTTGTCATTAGTTTTTTCTACTTTGATTCCGTCAGGGGTTAGCTTCCCCAATGAGATTTGAAGGTTAATAACGTTAGCCATCGACCGAGCTATCTCTTCGCCCCATTGCTTGAAATGAAGAGTGCCCAGCGGGGTGGGGATTTCGTTGGTAATTCCTGCGACAACATAGGTGTCCAACTTAACTCGAACTATATCCGAGGTTACTTCTACCTTGGCTTCCGTGGGTAAGAGTTCGATTTCATACCACATGACCTCCTGTATCTCTTCATCTTCATCCCCTTGCGGGTAATGGACACGAACGACACCAGCAACATCCTCGTCGGACATTACCCGGAGGATAGACCCTGTTGGGATGCTATCCCCGCAGGTCCCGCATCTCCCCGTATCTACTCTGCGAACGATGTCCCCGCACTTAAATCTGGTCTTAACTTTTCCGGGTCCTGCTTTCATTTTCGTTTTTGGTTTTGTTTATATCTGGTAATATGACATGCTCGTTAAGGTCCTCAACGATTTGATTAGCCCAGTCCTCTACCTCACAGCACATGTCAACCTCTTGGTCGCCCAGCTTATATCTGGTAGGTATGCGGAGAACGGGCTGATAGTTGAAGAGGATGATAGCCTCGTCCCGTGTGTATCGGACGAAGACTTCATGTTCGGTCTCTTCCACTAGCTCAAACTCGTAGAAGGGAAGCCGCCTCCATGCGTTGTCTCTGTCCTTGACAAGGATTTCGAAGTTATTATCCTCAACCTCTTGAACATACATGAGGGAACCTTCCACTAGGCCTAGACATCTCCCGGGATGTCTTCCTGTGTTGATGAACCGAACAAGGTCTCCCTTTTTGAATCTGCGTTTGTTAGTCATTGAAGATTGGTTGTTCCTTTTCGACGAAGGTAATCCCCGTGTCGGATTCTTCCGTCGTGCATTTCTTAATCTTGTCACGAAGTTCGATTGCCATTTTGAGGGCGCAGTCCCTTGTCGGAAGTCCCTTCTCATCCTCTTTCCTGCGATAGGGGAACATAGCGATACGGTAGTTTCGATGAATCACCGCAATGATTCCTGCTCGCGGGTATTCCATTAAGAAGGTTTCCAGTAGATATTTATCGTCGGTCATTGTTGTTCCTTTCCCGTTTAACGAGTTTAAATCCTTTTTTGGTTTTGATGGTCGTACTCTTTTCAATTTTTCGGACTAGCTTCTCGGTCAGCTTCTTGGCTTGCTTCTTGGTGAAGAAGCCGCTTTCATCTGCCACGCAATAGTTGAAAACGGCGACGCAACTTCCCCTGTGCATGACGCGGAACATTCCACTAGTAGCGTAGTCACAAATACAGGTATCTGAATCGTTATTCATTGATGTTGAAATAGATTTGGGCAAGTGCTACTCCCTTGGTTGTGTGAATTGTTCCTCTGCTAACTATGTAGCGGGCAATCTTCGTTGCCAGTTTCTTTGCCGCGTCTCGCGTCATGAATCCCCGCTCGTCCCACTCTGTGCAGTAGAAAAATTGGGCAACGGCATTCCCATCATATTCCACTTCAAACCCGCCGAGCGTTTTATTCTCGAAAATTCTTACTTTATCGTTCATGATTTATTCGTCTTGGATTGTACAGTCCGTCGGGTAAAGGTCAATACCCCTTTCTGTCATAACAGGATTCGTGTGGATGAGATGGCGAGCAACCATCTTCGCCATTTCTACCGCCCTTTCGCGCGTGGGATAACACTGTTCCTTCTCGTCTCCCTCCCGACAATAGTTAAAGATGGCAAAGGTATCTCCATCATATTTCACCTTGAGGATTCCTACTCTCTTATTATCTACAATACTAATCTCGTTGGTCTTCTTCATTGGTCTATACGTTTGCGGTTTCTATTTTTCGAGGGTCGCCGGGAATGGCAATCTCCCAACAGAAGGAAGCGATGAAATCGTTGCGAAGAGTTACCTCTTCTCCGACTTTATACCATCCATCTGGAAGGAGATAATCACTCTTCATATCAATGGCGGCTCCTGCCTCTATTGGTTCCAACGCCATGAAACGGTAGTCCCATTCGCCGCTCTCGGTCTTAAAGGATTGCAGGATGAACCAAGGGGTAACGTCGGCGGCTTCATCCCCATCTTCGGTTTCCTCCCCAGTAGACGTTCCTACGACACGGGCACAATAACCGTTCCTCATGTTCTCCAAGGCAACCCCGAAGGGCAGGTTGAAGTGAGAGAGGGAATAGGCAATAACGCCCCATGTCAAGGACCGGGCGCGGGAGCAAACCCCGTCAAGCCGTGGAAGTACCGTGGCTATTACGTCGGGGTTGCTCTCCGGGCCGTCGGAGCAGAGGAAAAATTCTCGGACGCGAGTTGTTGTAGGCATGGGTTCTATTAGATGTAATTGTTCAGTAGTCCGTAAATCTTTTGAGCACTCTGCTCGAAGTCCTCTGCCAGTTTTCTTAGCGCGGGTTCATTCCCCGCAATAGTGTAGAGGTAGGGAACGAGGTCCTGCAAGATGACATTTCTGTACAGGAGAATGCACTCGGTAGTAGTATCGGGCAACACGGGGCGCACCGACATGGGCTTTACCGTCCAGTCGCGACCATGTAATCCGAGATAGGTTTCAATGAAACTGTCGGCAATGCCGCCCAATTCTTCTACTGCGTCGTCATACCGTTCATGGTGGAATCCCTCCCTTGTCTGGTAATGGAGGACCTTCAATACGGGGTAGAGTTGCAGGATGTGGGATAAATCAAGTTGCATGGTTTAGCTGATTTGAAGAGTGAAGGGGAAGGTGCGGGACCAGTCAACCATATCGGAGAACTCAACAGTCATCCAGTAGGTCCCGATAGGGTATTCGGCAGGGTCTAATTCAAATATATCGGTCGGAAGGATAATGGTGTCAGCAGTGCCTCCGGGTTTCTCCGGGGTCGTCATGCCAGACGCGACTGTCTTCCATACAGGCAAGGCTCCGGCGTTGAGCGGGGCTAACTGAATCTTCCATGCAAAGGGGTATGACAGGGAGACGTTGCCAAGAAGAGCAGAGGCATGGGAGAAATTAAACCAGAGGTCTCCCTTAAATCCTGCACCGAGAGGGAGGATGAGATAGGACATTCCATGCTGAACTTCCAACGTGGGATTTACGCTTACCTGTTCATAGTTCGCCTTGCGAATAAACTGTCCGAGGCTTCCGTCAAAATATAATTGGTTTGTGTTCATGATGTGAATGAAGATTAGATATTCTGTTTGGGTTTGTCAACCATAATCTGCACGCGGCGCGGATAATCCGCGGAGCATGGAGCGGTGCTTGCGCTCTTTTCCCAGCCGCGTTTCACGGCGATGTCGAGAACCTCCTTGTCGTATTGGTAGTCGAGGCTCACTCCGAAGTGTCCGGCGAACGCGTCATGATAGACATAATAGATACTTCTCATTTTCTTAATGGCTTTCAGGTCGCTATCGTGCCGGAACCCCCACACACTACCGTCAACTATGCTGGTCCATGCAGGGTAGTCTTCGATGGCCGCCCGCTTCATTCCCATGTATGCGGAGATGAAGATGACATCCTTCTCGGTAGCTATCTGGCTAGCCATAACGTCGAGAAGGTCCGCTTCGCGCACCGGGCATTGAGTATCGAGCACCATGATGTCCATTCCCGCATGCTCTGCGGCGATGGAGAGGATGGCTTCATCGGGTGCATCAGGGACGCGGGCAACGTTCAGCCCCTCCGCTTTGGCCCATGAAAGAACGCCAAGGTCCTCGGACATGACAGTAATGCGCTCGCCGGGGATGTGCAGGGATTTAAGATAATTGACCGTGTAATGGATTAGGTTTGATTCCCTCTCCGGCCAATGAAGGGAGGGGTTATACGCGCTAATGATGTAATGGAAGTTATTGTCCATGTCCGTCATCATACACAGGAGAAGATTCTGGTCAAGAAATTTTTAATTGGTATGACACAAAGAGGGAACCCACGGAACCCATTGTGACCATTTGGCCGTGGGTTCCGTGGGTTCCGTGGGATTTAACGTCCTGACATTTCGATGTACGAAATCGATAAGCCAGTTGTACTGCTACATCAAAGTGTCGTGAACTGTAATCCCTTAAACCATTGATTCATTTGGGAGATTTCGGGAGCGGCAACGTAGGGGGTCCAACAGTAATAACTTCCAATGCAGTCAACTTCTACTCCGCCTATCGTGGTGTTCCATGTGACTGTTCGCATGGAAGCCTTATTCCCATTCCCCCAATATTTAATGGGGTAGCCTACATAGGCAAGTATCGCAAAGGTCTGCCATACACCAGAGGATGTTTTTCTCTCATACCTGAAGCTTGATCCGATACTTACATCCAGATAAACTGCTCCACTTTCTGGTTCAATGTACCACATGTTATCCATAAATCCGCTTCCATAATGTGGTCCGTATATACTGTTTTCGTATAGCCAGCCATCGTCATAGTAGGGCCAATCGCGGGCTTCCTGCAATGTGACTTCATGCGGAGTAATTTCAGTTCCTTCCGGCACTCCCTGCCATGCGAACCAAAGTGTTGGCTCGTATACTCGATATTGAGTACGAGCATCGACGCCTCCGGGAATGCCATCCCGACCAGGCAACTTCGCCTGAAGCGCGATGGAATTAAATCCTTTCAATGTGTTGAAGACTTTCCACGCGTCCACAAGGTTCTTGCACTTAATCCCCGGTTTATGCGTTGCGTTTGGTGAAATAGCTACGGCTCGACCTAGAGGTACAGGAAGCCCGGAAACCGTGGGTCCTTGGGTTCCATACCACAAACTACTTCTAGATTGTTCAGTGTAGTCAGGATTATTCTTCCTCATTAAAACCGAAATATCCTTCGACGAGTTCGTGGGGAGTAAGAGGTGAGACTTCATGGTGCTACGGTAGAAACTTCTGCATATTGCCCAACACGTCCGCTTACTCCGTCCACGTAGCCACTATACCAGACGGCGGCCAGTCCAGTATTGACCAGTTGGGATTTTACGGAAGCGTCAAGGCTATTGTCTGATGCGTTGTGCGTTACTGTCAGAATGGCAATCGCGCACTTGCTCCTGCCCGTACCTTCTGCGCTTTCGATAGGTGTGATTACCTCCTTACCATCCCACGGCTTATCATCAACAACCAGCATGGCGTTCGTCACGGTATTGGCGGGCCAAGTGTATTCCCATTCAAGGAGTACGGGAAGTTCACCGTCGGTTACGATTTCCACCTTAGCCGCCCCGTCTTTGAACCCGTCAATCTCCACCTTCTTCCGTTCGGTATCACGGAAACCGCCCGGCTCGATAACTGCGTAGGTATGCCAGTTCTTGTTTGCGTCCTGCTCCTTAGTCGTCGTGACCTTGTATGGGAACTTGCCGCCACCACCGCCACCTCCAATGAAGATAGCACCACGGTGAAGTTGCTGGATATATCCGTTCTTCCCCTTGCTCGTCCGTGCGATAGGTACGGAGAAGTCCGCGCTGGTATCTTTCTTGCTACTTACCGTAGAAGATTTGCGGTCACTCTTTACGTTTACGTACCAGATAATATCCTTATCCAATGGTGCGGTCTCTTCACTATCAACAACCTTCAACGTCCCCGGCGCACCACCAATTTCATGCACCTCATTATCATCAATGACAACACCGCAGGTGTACATGACCTTTGCGTTAGGCCCGGAATCCTCTGGGTCATACACGACGGAGAACATGCTCTCTTCCCGGTTGCGCATGAGGGGGTCGTCATTATATACCGGGGTATGGAACACTCCTATGTCGCTCTCACCGTATACTGGGGCAATCGGGTCCGGCATCGAATCAAATGGCGGGGCCTCATTAAACATCTCCGTACCCACGGGAACCGAGGGTACGGGATGATTAAAGAGGTCAGGAGCTTGTGGAATCTCGCTGTACTCTTGTCCCATAGTTATTTACAGAATTCCTTGCTGGGAATGATGACAGGAGCAACCTCGCTCTTGGGCTGTTCCTGCGTAAAGGTCAACCTTCCGGGGCTAACGATTACACAGGATTCTCCATTGCAGATAACTGCGCGGTCCTTACTCACATCCGCGTAGGTGCAACTACTCTGCCCCAACGCTCCAAACATGGCTAAAGCTCCAAGGGCGGCACTAATAATCCCGGAGATGATAGTCTTGTACTTGCCGGGTACACCAAGCTGGACACAGTACTTCGCCGTCAGCTGGGCAAAGATGTCAGCCTCTCCCTTGATTAGTTTGCCCGCCATGTTCATGTAGGGCTTCTTCTTTACCGCGGTGAGCTGGTCCCACGGGGTTGGAAGTTCAGCCATGCTATAGAGCTTGGCCGCGACTTCTGCCTGTTCATTGAGATTATTCTTTTCCATGTCGTTGATTAGATTGTTTGTGGCCGGAAGATGTCACGACAGAAAGTGATACCTTTCGGAGTTAGTTTACTTTTAGTCTGTCTCCTCGACCCCCTCACTCCCTCGTATTCAAGATACCCTTTTTCTTCCAGCTTGCGCAGGATAGAGTAAAGAGAAGATATGGGGATGCGAGTGCTCTCACTTATTGTCGGATTCTCATGTTTCTGCTCGAAGCCATTGGCGTGCATGTACAGAAGAACACGAACATAGTCGAGAGGGAGCGAAGGGTCAAGAAGGTCAATATTCAGAAGGAGACCGAGCAAGGTTTGTTGATTGCTCTGGCCCTTCTGCACTGTTCTGGTTGTGGAGTAGGTCGTTCTCATACGCCAGAGCTATCTAAACCTAAATGGGACAACAAGTCAACCAGATTGTACGCGAATCGTGTCCTACGACCGCGAGGGTCGCTATCATCACGATACCGTACACGTTGAACCTTGCCCCGCTTGAATAGGGTGGTCAGATACGCCGGAGACTTCAAGCCCGTAGATTCCAATGCGGTAGCTACATCAACGTATCCTTCCGGGATACTGTCATATAGGCCTTTGACCTGCATCTGAATATATTCATTGGCTCCTTCCCCTTCCCAGTACATGGTGTGACCGCAACGAACGTGTTTGACCTTCAATCGGTTCAGGGCGTGAATTACCCACACGGAGCTTCTCCCGATTTTATCAGCAATCTCCCCAGTGGCAATGTAGCCCTTCGGTATGTTCTTTACCGGGGGAGTACTATGCCGCGGCCTCCGTGGATGTTTCAATCCGGGATGGACGATTAGTCCTCTACTGTTCGTTCTCATGCAGGGGTAAAGTCGTTGTCGTTATTGTTCTCGCTGATGTAGTAGAAGAGAATACCGAGAAGGAATCCGATTAGTGTGTACATACGTTTAGCGAAAGAATTTGGCTGTACGGCTCAATACGTCGTCAGGGATTAGAAGAATCTCGTCTCCGGTCGTATAGCCACCGTTGTATGGTATGGCGAAGAAGTATCCTTTTTTGAGGACTGTGTCAATGAGGTCTTCGTCGGAGGCTAGACCAACTTCGATAGGGGAGAGAATGTGCTCTTCAATAAGAAATTGGCGAAGCCCTTTCATTTGTCCAATGTATGGTAGGTTCATGAGATGAAATGTTATGCGGCGAGGTCTCCCTCCGCGATTAGTATGGAGTTAATGGGGAAGATGAATTCCCCTCCGCTAATGGTTATCCAGTGGTTGTTCATTTTCTTTGGCTGATTATATCTATTGCGAAGCTATTCCAGTGGGCTACCGCTTCCTCGCGAGTGCGACCATGAACGCTGATGCTATGGGGAAGGTGCTTGGCCCCGTTGCAGACAACATAGCAATGTTTCTCTCCGGGGTAGATGGTTTCCTCCACGACCTCCGGGATTTCTCCACAGTAGGGGCAGGGACGGGGATAGGCATTGCATTCGTTCACGAACCGGAGTGCCGCTTGCTTCACTCTTTCGGCAAACATATCAACAATATGCTGTGGCATGATTCCTTTGCCCCCGGAACCCACGGTGCCCTCGTCCCCGGAACCCACGGTGCCTTCGTCCTCGGATTCCGTGGCTTCCTCGTAGTTCAATGGATGGTCCAGCCCCTCGTCGAAACAGGAAGCACAGGGTTCCACGGTTCCGGGCAAGTCCCCGTACTTGCATGTGGAGCAGGGGGAGAGGACATCCTCTTCATCCTCTTCCGCTTCTTCATATTCCGGGTACTCAATTCCCCGCTCCTGTCGGCAATGAGAGCATGGAGGATTGCAACGGAGGTTATCCCGGTGAGTGCAAGTATTGCACGGTTCGATGACATCGTCGTTCTCGTCCGTACCTTCGGCACATGGGGCAGATTCATCTGGCGCATCTAGAATTTCTTCCATCTGGTTAGCAGAGGCCCACTCCGCTAATCCTCCCGAATAGCGTACCTTGTACGGGTAGGGAGAACGTTCGTTGTCGATTTCAACAACGCGACCGCAGGGGCCGCCGTCGACGCGGACAATCATTCCGAGTTTTACTTTGTTCTTCATGGTTAGAATTTGATGTTTGGGTATTCGCGGTAAAGTCGATAGCGGGTCATCCACATGAAAACCCCTGTGGTTATGTAGTTAGATAAAACAATAAAGAGATACCATGCGGCAATCCATGCGGAGATAAGAGAGAGGACATAAAGTGGAGGTGCGGGAAGAGTGTAGAGGCACTCGGCAATGATACTTACAGTTAGTCCGATTAGCCCAAAGATAACCCACTGAACCGAGATATTGAAGATATGGTCGTATATGTTCTCCATTTCCTTGCGCTCATATAGGGTATACTCGCTTCCTCTCGTCCGGTAGCTATTGGTCTCAATGCCAATAAGCTTCAAGTGAGCTTTCAGTCTCTTGGCCATCTCGGTAAGGGCAGTGCCTCCCAAGGCGCGGAGAGCTACACCCGCAAGCGCGAAAAGGCCCGCAAGAGCAAAGTATTGTGTGGTTGATAGATGCAATGTATTCATGGTTATTCTACCTTTTCAAGTTCCCACGGCCATTTAAGCACGTCATCAGGGCGACATGAACCCTTGTCAGTCCTTATCCAGCCGTCATTCACATCAATGTCCGTAACTGCGGCGTAATACTGATACTTGAGAGACCTATCGATAAAATGCAACACATCTCCAACTTGCACCCGCATGATAGGCGGGAACTGGGAAATAAGTTCTTTTAGCTGATTCTCGGCATCTTCTTTGGTATCTGCTGGCGTCGTGGCAAGAGGACATGCTATGCACTCGTAATAATATAATGGTGTGTAATACCCTGAACATACTTCATCAGATTGCAACTGCATCTCATGTCCACATAGCGGGCATTTAGGTGTGTTCATGGTTACTCGGCTTGCTCCATTCCCCACGGCCATTCAACTATCCTGCCGGGTTCAATGCTTTGCCCGTCTTCCAACAAGATGCGCATGGAGACACGGGTTCTTCCTGCAACGATTCCAGTACGCCGACGGAACATATCATCGAGGTATTGGATTTCAGCACCGGGTTGAAGACGCAGAACCGGAGGACAGTGGTCAAGGAAGAATCGAGCCTCATCCCAGGCCTCTTCATAGGCTGTCTCCGGGTCATCGTTATCATATCCTTGCACGGCCAGTGCGCAACTCGCACATTGAATGAACTCGTAGTTACCCTTCCGTCTTTCTTCCAGCAGTCCTCCGCAGATAGGACAGAACAGGGAAGGTTGTTCTTCCTCTGGGAATGCCTCGCCAAAGGCCTTATCAACTACTTCCGAAGATTCTACGGATTCATCTCGAAAGCTGAATTCATTCTTAGTAGGGACGTTCGTTGTGACGGCGCACGGGTTCTCAATAACCACAAGGTCTTCAACCTTTTCTTTAATCTCGTCACTAGGAATGCGAACCCTGTGGCTAGCCAGAACGTGGGTCAAGCCGCTTTGCTTATCAACCATAATAACATTATGGCCATCCTTCAGTTTGGTGTGTGATGTCTTGGACATGCCACCACCATATAATAATTTTATTATTTGTCAAGAAATTATTTCAATAAAAATCCCCGGAGGATAATCCCTCCGGGGCGGTGTGCTACTTGCGCTTCCAGCCAAGTAAGTCAAGAAGTTCGAGTAAGCTCATGATTATCATCCTTTTGTGAAGAAGTTAAAGAAGGATAGTGTACCACTATCAGTGAGTACGAACTGGGGATATTGGTCGGGAGTAAATATTTTTGTACCCCCGGAATCCCCGGTAGCCTCGACGGTCAGAAGGACTGCGGGCACCTTGTCCGTCGGGCTGGAAGGGGATGGAACATCTCCCAATCGTGCCCAAACTTGGCACGCTTGCCACTGTTCGTCAAGAGCGGCAATGGCCTCGATAGCCTTGGCTATTGCAGGTATCTGCTCCTTCGGAACTGTGGTCTCATTGTACTGGTCAAGGTGCGTAAAGCCCAGTGCGTCCGCGTAGATTACGCTCATAATGAGCTTTGTCCAGTCGCCGGGCTGTGGGAATTGAATTTGTATTTCTGCGTTGTTCATGCCTGTTCAAGGGGGATGTTAATATCTTCGAAATCCGTGGCTTCCTCGGATTCAATGGCATTGACGGCCATTGCTTCCAAACTATAGAAAACCGGGTTCATTCCTCCCGGCTGGTAATAAGTGTACTCTCCGATTCCCGCATAAACAGAAACGTCGCCACCCGCGTTATTCACAACATCAGTCACCCAACTGGAAATGCCGACGCCGGTCTCAAAATTGCTGACCCCACGGCATGTGGCAATTTGATACAGATTATACCCCTGACCTCCGGTGAGCATGAGCCAGAGTGCACCTAGATTCTCATACTGGGCAATATTGGCACTCTTTTTCTGCTGGTAAATAACCTTGGCAATCGTCCACGGAACAGGCTCGTTTTGAGTGGCCGGGATGAAGCTGGTGGTGGTTTTCACCTGCCAGCCAGCCGTGGAATTGAGCGCGTAAATCTCACGCACCCGCACCACATAACCGTTTCGTTGTGTGTCTCTGACGTTGTCAAAGGTAATATCCAGAATTTCACCGTGATTGTAGGCCAAATCGTTTGCCGGGATAATACTGTAAGAATCTATGGAAAGGTCGGAACGAACCGTCTTCGTGCCGCGGCCGATACCAAAAGACAACTTTGCGGCAGTGGTAGCGCGCCAAAGGAAAGAGAACCCGGCGAAACTGGAATAATTCCATTGAGGATTGCTCACCTCAAATTTCGCCTGAATGGTCGAATGAGTACCCTTGGGGATCTTAATGCCAGCCAAATGATAGGGGACTGTTTTAGTAACCGTCGAAGATCCTGATGCGGTAATGGCATCCGTATTGAGGAAAGCATTAGAGGTCAGGATGCCCGTCACGCCGGCCAATCCCGACGCATAAAAGCGATTAACCGCGCCCGTATCCGTCGGTGCACCCACGGTCAGAGGGATGTTAATCCCGGCGTTGGCATTGGGGGTTTTGCTGAATGTAAAAGTCCCGGTCACGTTAGTAAAGCCACCAAGACGGACATCAGCATAGAACAAAGCCATTCCATGATGGTTTTCCTGTTTGAGGAACCAAAGGTCCCCAGCCCCATCAAAGGCCATTGACCTATCATTGATGTTATTGGGGTCCGTTACGGAGAGGTACCCATTGGATTCTTCGTAAAGTATGGCTCGCATAGGACCGCTCTCCTTGCCGAAGAGGATGCACTTCATCTTCTCGCCAGTGGTGGCAACGAAGCTAATGCCGTCATCAAAAGTGGTGGGGTTTTGGAACTTGACAGGAATCGCAACATCAAGGGAGGAAGCGTTCGTCCCCTCAATGACTGCGGCTCCGTTACCATCGCCGTGGATTTTCACCGCGTCAACCCCTTGTCCGAGAACTAAAGGAACTTCGTTTCCGAGAACCAATCCCGCCGTGTTGGTGAAACTCCATGCCCCGGAGATTGTCTGGTCACTAGCTGGGTCAAAGCCAGTGCCAGAACCGCCACCCTCACCGGAGCCTAAACTAAAATTTCTGATGGAGACAAAGTAGCCCGCTTCTTCAATCGTACTGCCGAGAGAAAGAATTGCGGAAGTTTCAGTTGCCACAAAGACCAGCTGGTCAGTAGTCTTACCGCCAGCGAGGAATGCCTTAGGATTGTTGTCGGCTCCTACGCTAAAGAGCGCATAGCTGAATTCCGGATTAGGCTTCGTTTCCATCAAGCCGCCCAAGTCAGGATGCACATTGATAGAGTAGAGCTTACCGCTTTCGAGGTTGGAGATTTTGTAGAAACCTTCGGAGACGGGTCCATCACCGTCCAGCGGGAGGGCCTGATACTCTTGGTCGTAGTCGAACCCCAGCGGGTGAAGTGCAATCGTCGCGTGTGCACTTTCGACGGAGGCGTTCTTATCCTGTGCGTTAGTGGGGACGACGAAGTACTTACCATTGGGAGATGCAATCTCAATCACCTGTCCCGCGACCGAACCATTGATGATGAACTGTTCTGGCGTAATGTTGGACCACAGTTCGTCAGTAGGAGCGGTAGCGGAAAGTTTGAAGAGACAGGGAGAACTGGAAGCAAGAAGCCACGCGGTATGCGTGTCGGCATCGCCCAGCTTATAGGTTACGCCCGGTGTAATAGGAGAACCGTTGACGTAGTTTTCAATATTGATTTCAGAAGAACGTTTACGTGCCATGATAGTAAAAATTTGGGGCTGAACCCATAGAAGTTTAGCTCATGAGTTCAGCCCCGTCAAGGTTTAATTATTGGTTATGCGATATTTCCAACGAAGGTAATCACCGCAGTCCCTTTAAAGGTCCCGGCATCACCACCCGTAGGAATCTGGAACGAGGCAACGGCGGCTCGCTGTCCCGCACCAAGAGCTGTTCCCTGTGAAAAGATAAGAGTTCCTCGAAGGTTCTTACCAGTCACAATACCCTGTGAGGCCGTGAGAGGAAGAAGACCTTGCGCCCCTGCTTCCCCAACTACGTCGGTAAGGACTACGTTCTGGTTCTGGATAGTGATGTTGCCATCGTATTGGAATTCAGGCGCGGTGGCCTCTGTCACGAAGTCCACGCGGTAATATCCGGCAGGGGTAGGACCTACAAGAGCTACGTCGGAAACGGTGTCCGAAATGGTCGTAAGCTGGGGAGCGGTAAAACCCTCAACCCCCTGTGCGGCTACGATGTCAACGTTAGCCTTTACTGCTCCATCTACGTACACCCAGGCTTTCGTACCAGTGGAAGTGAAACGAGTGGCCCCTGCGGCAGTTACAAACGGAGGTTCTTCTATTGCGTCTGCAATGGTATCTCCTGTCTTGACAAATACGGTTACAGGGACTTCCGCACTTACTTTCAATTCATACCCCGTATCTGCGACTAAATCACCGATACTATACCACTTGTCAGGTGATAAGTCTGCGGGAAGAGTTGCTTCTTCGGGAGCCGGAATTTGGTCAGCCTTCATAGTCAAGGTAATCTCCGCGCCCTCAAGGGCATCGATGCGGAGGTAAGCGTTAGTCTGACCACTTTCCGTCGCGAAGTAGAAAGCACGGCCAGAAAGATACTCTTCGGCTTCCAACTGCTCCAACGCCTCATCTTTCGCGATGACCACATGCGGGCACTTGGTAGACGTGACAATAAACTTATACCGAGTAGCCTCGGTCAGTCCGGTAAGCTGATAGATTTGCCCGCGAGCGATAGTTGCATTCTCTGCGGGAATGGGAAGATTTACTACTGCCATAATTATTATTCGTTAAGAGTTGCTACTGTTTTAGCTTGATGAATAAGGGGAGTTAAAGTTATTCCCCTATTCACGGGAATGTGCGCAGTATCCGACGCAGGGATAATAATATCTCCATCATTCACTAATACACTTTGAACACTATTTTCAACATCAATACCGAAGTAAAGAACTTCGGGTTGATTAGTGGGAATAGACACCAAGTGCTTAACTCCCATAGCTACGGGAATTGCTTGCACCGCCAGAGGTGTTGCGGCACGGACTTCTAGGGTTAATATGGTCCCCGAAAGAGATTCCGTAACAGTTAAATCCCCAGCGGCTTTGAGATGTGCTTTGAACTCCCGGTTTACGAGGGAAGAACCTTCGGCAAGGGTCTTCTCGTCCTCCGTCAGTTTGACGACAGGAACTCCCCTATCACTGGTGATAGTAATAAGAAAGTCTCCTTCCTCGCTGGGAATGAGCGTATTCTCAACTCCTGATTCGAGGACAACTGGTTCTGTAGTGGGAACGTCGATTTCCATACTAGTTAAAAAGGTTATGCTCCAAAGCCAGAGGCGATAATAGAACCAATGTCGGCTCCTTCTGCCAGTTCTTCGGCTTCTTCGGTTTCGGTTTCCTGTTTAGGGGATTCAGTTTCTCCTTCGGTCTCGTCCTCGTCGTCGCTATCATCGTCACCTATTTCTTGGTCCTCGATAGAAACAATCTCAATAGACTTGCCGTCATCTGAAACAACGCCAACTCCCATGAGCTGAACATCATCCCCCGGTTTAAGGTCTCCAAATTTTTCAGGGTCATACGTAATCTTCATGCAGATAAAAATTGAGGCGAGCGGGTTCATCCCGCCCGCCTCGGTTTAAGGGTTATAGGTTTAGGCTTAGAGGCCAGATACTACCGCAGGGGTACTTACCAGAGAGCCAACGGGCTTACCGTCAGCACCGACGAGTTCGCGGCCAGCGGTCGTGCGAATGTGTCGGATGACTACACCGTGACGCGGGAAGACAGGCATCGGAGCGGCAGAAAGTGTCGCGATGAACAGGCCCTGCGTACCCATGTAGTTACCGCCGTTGTCCTTGTTGTTCACCCAAGTCAGCTCACCAGCGTAAGTCACAGGGTCCCACTTGGCCTGACCGTAGGCAGACACCGGACGAGGAACGAGGGACTTGTACACGTCCTTCACAAAGATAATCGTATCTTCGTAGGGGGCGTTCATGTACGCGGGGTTCGGCACATAGCGGTTACCAACAGTCGTTTCCTCCTTGATATACTGGGGAACTTCCACCCACTTCTGACCAGTCGGCTTGCTGTCGTCGAAGGTGTAGCGGGGGTTCATGTTGTCCACGATGTAGGTAAAGCCCTTGTACGTCCACTTCACGCCCAGCTGACGCAGGAGAGTAGCATCCTTGCCTTCCGCGGCCTCTGCGAAGTTCCAGTCCTTGCGGATAACTTCGTTGTGACGCAGGATGAAGTCCACGGTGTCCTTAGACGTGTAAGCCAAGAAGACAGGGGAACCTTGGTCCATCAGAGTGGCAGATTCGCCAGCACCTTCATTGATGAGCAACTGCCAAGCTTGGTTCATCAGGTCATCATTCAGCGCGGCTTCGGGCTTAACTTCCGGCATGGAGTTAATATCGTTGTTCACGACATTGAGACCGACAACACCCGCCTTCGTGGGGACGAGTTTGTAGCTGGCGATTTTGATGTAGCTCTCACGGTAGAAGCGAGACCAAGTATTACCGACGGCACGGACCAACTGCTTCACCACATTCTCGGCCTGTTGCTTAGCTTGCCAAGACTGACGCATGCGGAGTACGTCCAGTTTCTGGGAGGCAAGCCTCGTGATGAAGCGGCTGTAGGAGTATTCCGTAGCCCCCGTATCATTTACCGTAATCGGAATCTGGTCAGAGGTGGAATCGAGGTTAATGTTCATCCATTCGGGACGGGGGTCCGTAGCACCGAAGGTTGCGATACGCCCGGAATCACCAACACCGTCAGTCCATTCTCCCGTCATAATCATCTGGGAGTTCCACGGAGAAGTACGAGCAAAGGTGCTGAACATGTAGGCGTTAAGAAGGTTGGTCATCGTGACCAGCTTCAATTCTTGGGCCTGAATTTCGTTAGGAGTAGTAGCCATTTGTAAATTAAATTTGGTTTAATTTGCAACGCCTAGTACTCTTTGGAAGAATTTGTTTTGGGGTCTTACGCGGTCATGGCAGGGTCAGGACCAAGAATTTTCACACCTGCATAAAGGTTTGTTTTGGTTTGCTCGCGGGAAAGCAAGAATGGGACACCGCATTTGATGCCCCATTCTTGTCATAAAATTACCAGTATGTCAAGGATTATTTATCATAATCCAAAGGCACTACTAATAATGTCCCCGACTGCGGTCGGCCCAGCGGGCGGCTGGGTCTCTGGGGCTTCAGGGCTACCACCGTTAGCGGAGGGGCGGGCCTTGCGGAGTTTGGCCACCTTCACGTTGAGAGCCTCGATTGTCGCGCGAGCATCTGCCAGTTCCTTAACCATGAGTTCGGCCAGTGCGCCGTCCATGAAGGAACCATTATTTATTTTATGGGCGAGATGGCGTGCGTGCTTCACATTCTCTTCGGTAATCTCCGTGGTCATGCCCAGTTCCTTGGCGCGTTCCTTCATCGCTTCCAACGTGTAGTTGTCGAGGTTGACGGTGTAGGTCCCGGCCTCCGGCTTGCCGCCCCGGCTGGCCTTCAACTCTTCAACGTATTTATCGGCTTCGGCCTGATAATTTCCGTGAGCAACGATGGCCGCGTCACGAACCTTAGCCATACGGACAAACTTGAACAAGGCGGAATCGCTGATGCCCAACTCTTTTCCGATTGCTTCGTAGGCTTCTTCACGGTCGTACTCGTCGAGGTCGGGATTAAGGGCAACTTCATTCAGCTTGTCCATGTCGAGGGAGGCTCCACTCGCGCGGGCAATCTCCGCAAGCTTGGCGTTAGCCTTATTGTACGGGGCAGTTACATTGGTCTTGTATTCTTCGGTTGCGGTGAAGGCATAGCCGCGTACAATTTCTCGCAGAGATTCAAGCTCTTCATTGTTGGGAGAGGATTTACCCGCTTCTTCCAGCTTGGCCTTCAAGTCCGCGATTTCTTTCTTCGCGCCCCTCAACTGGACGCGCATCTCGGCGAATGCCTTGCTCGCGGCCTTGCTCGCTTTCTGTTCCTTAGGACCATTGTTCTGTTCCTCGTTGTTCTGTTCATCCTCGTTGTTCTGTTCATCCTCGTTGTTCTGTTCCTCGTCGTTCTGTGTCTCGTCAAGGACGGTTCCCGTGGGGTTCACTACTTCATCATCAGCGATGCGAGGCCCAGCATCTGGCATGACTACCGTACCGTCCGGGGATTCAATAGGAGCCGTGGGGCTGGTGGGATTAACGGGTTGAGTGGAATCCGTGGAATCCGGGGCGAACAGGGTCTGTTCAAAAATGTTATGTACGTCGTTGTGAATGGCACCACCTATGATGCCCTCCGCTACTGCGGGAATATTTACGTTGTCCATCTATGTATTACTTGTTGGGTGAAAGTGAGTTAATCCAAGCGTTACGCTCGGTCATGGGATGATTCATCATAGTTACCGGGGATTCGGTTTCTTCATTCTCTTCGGCCAGATTGAAAAGAGCGGCGATGACGGATTTGGCCCCTGCCGCGAAAGCTCCATTCAATGCGGCGGCTTCCATTGTGGGCTGTAATGTCGCATTGAGTTTTGACTGAACAATGCAGAGAGCTTCTTCCATTACCGGGTCATGCAGAAGTTCAGCAAGGCGGCCAGTCGCCGCCTTGTTGCTTTTGAACCCTTCGACAGTGTAGGTGGGCACTGGTTTCATCGTGCACCTCCCAGCGATTGAGCCGCTTTAGCGTTGGCTTCTACGGCGTTACGAGTAATCTCGGCATCCTGCTTTTCCTTAGCCAACTGGATTTCAGCTTCCGTCTTCATGCGCTTCAATTCAATTTCGGCTTCGGCTTTCATCTGTTCAGGAGTAGGTCCTTCTTGGGGAGCCGCTTCTTCGTTCTGTTGCATCGCTTCCAAGGCCCGCATGCCGTTGGTAATAACCTCGTTGCACCTCTTGACCAGTTTCTCATACTGTTCAAATTCAGGGACAACTTCCTTGGCGGCCTGCAAATAGTCCATGTGTCCTGCCAACTGGGCGACCAGAAGCTGTAGCGGCTGGGCAAGCTGGGCCATCTCTTCGGGTTCCAGCTGTGCGTCCGGTAGCATGGACATGATGAAGTTGGCATGCACTTCCGCGTGTGTCCTGTGGTCCTCGTTTGGCATAACCGGAACTTCCTGACCTGCCATGAGCTGGTTGTTCTGGATGGATGCGATAGAGGCGGCCACGGTTTCGGACGGGTTGGGGTCATCCTTCAACGGCATGAACAACTGCGCGGTGCGTCCATTCGTTTCGTTGGCAATAGCCATGCGGATGAGACGTTCCTGCCCAGCTCGTGGCATGAACTGCATGTAGTTGAGACACTGACGGAGGGCCATTGTACGGCGAACCTTACTACCTGCCCCAATGGGAGGAAGAGCGGTAACGCTGTCAAGGTCGATAGCGAAGAAGGCATCCCTTGGCACCCCTGCTTCGTCCAGACGTTGGAGCATGCGTTCACGTTCCTTAAACCCGCCAATCCCTTCATCGTAGTCCTTGCGGATGATACGGCGAACGATTTCACGGAGAAGAATGGTCATGTGCTCCAAGAGCATATCCATGATGTTATTGCTGACCTTGCTCGCATTGCCCATACGGATTTCAGCTTCCAGCTGGGTGCGGCCCATGCCTCCATCAGCATTCACGTCAATCTCGCCCAAGCGTTCCCGGATTTGGTTCTGCAAGAATGCGAGGGGAGTTCCAGCAACTTGTTGCAGATTCGGTACGGGATTAGGAACCACTTGCGTTGATGGGTCCAAAATGGTATAGGCCCCCATCGGGTTCACCATTGCGGAGAGACGGGAGGTTTCATTGGTGGCAGAGACGTTTAACGCCATGCCGAGGAACGCCGCGTCCGTCGCTTGGTTCATCAACTTGTCAATAACACGAGTGTGAGGCAGTAGGTCATTACCATATCCGCGAAGGGCATGAATATCTCCATTGGTGCTACTGCCCAGCGGGAAGAGGACGAACGCTTCTTCCATAGAGTTGTAGGCTCCTTCCTTCGTGTAGAGGAACTTGGTGTCGTCTACATCGCGGTTTTGTTCTCGCTTAACGTCCTGACCATTGCCGCCGCTTCCGTTGACGAAGAAAATGGAATGAGTAACCGTACCGTTGAATTCGCGAACCCACATGTGGGCAATCGGAATACTGGTTCCAATTACGTCGGTCAGGGTGTAGTCTCCGTTTTTGAGCATCTTCTCGGTCTCCCAAGAGATACGCTGGGGCTGTACCGTCTGATTGTAACTACAGGTCTTCAACACCTTCATGACCTCTTCCACATCCCAGCCAGCTTCCCTTGCGGTCTGCGGGTCACGAATGAAATCGTAGAGTTCATGAGCACGAAGGGTACGAGTAGCAAACACAACCTCAAGGGTGCTACTGTCCGGCTTAACCTTTCGCTCGAAGGCAAACTCGTTCAGACTACCTGCCTTGAAGTACCAAGTGTCAGGGTCCTCAAAGTAAGCAAGGCCGAAGCCGTGGAAGGAGAAGTTGTGAAGAAGGTCTGTCATGATGGAGGTGAATCCCGGCATGGACTTGACCATCTTCGTTACTTCGGTGGAAAGGATGTCCGAATAAATGGGGCGACGGGCGTTATCGCCAAAGGTGGTTTGCACCGAAACAAGTTCGGGGTTATCCCACACTTCACGGAGGCTGGCCGCCACCTTTTCACGAACAATCCGCATCGTGCGGAAGTTGTAGTTGGTTCGATAATTCTGACCAACTGCGGAAAGGGCCATTGGGTCATACGGGCGTTGTCCGTCCAGCTCTGCCTGTGCCTCTGTCCTCGCTTGCATGGATAGCTGGTCAGCGGTGAGGCAGAAGTAGAGCAAGGCGCGGGCTTGGTCAGCGGTCGGAACCCTTCGCTTGAGAAGGGTTCCGTTCTCGTCAACCACGCCAATAACCCCCGGACCTACGGGAGCATTTGCGTCTGGTTTCGGCATATCTACTATTTGTCAATTTCGTCTTCACCCTCAACCGCGTCAGCCTTCATGGCTTTCTTGGTCTTGGACTTCACAGGAGAAGGTGTAGCAACTTTCACGCTCGGTGTCAAGTCCTCAACGTTCCTCAAGTCTTCGCGAGCCTTCGTAGCTCCACCGACTTGCTCGGACTGTCCCATCATATTGACAGATTCCGCTTTGAAGCTGGCGATAGATACCTCCGCTGGGGTCGTCACCGTGACTTCACCAAGAACTTGGGGAAGCTTAAAGTTGTCCGCGTCAGGGATTTCACCGACAGTGATGAGGTCGTCCCAGTTCTCCACGTTGAAACACTTCTCGGTCAGCACCTTATCGAGGAAGAGACGGAAATGCTGGGAGATGGTGACGTAGGGAACTCGCTGGGGATAGAGTTTCGCCAGCTGACTGGACATGACGAAAGTTCCATCCACGGTATGAGATTCATAAGAGTTCTCGGTGGCAGGAATCGTAAAATACTTGCCCGCAATAACCGGAGCTTTCTTGCGATAGAACGTTGCATCCAGCGTATCAATCGCGCCGGGCTTAAACTTTTCATTGCCGCGTTCGGAGACCCAAATGATAGCTCGTTCGTCCGGCGCGTTCTCGTAAGCCAGAGCCTGTTGCAGTCGGGCGAAGAGATGAGTAACGAGAGCGTAGCTACCCGTGACAGGGGTCAGCAACTCAATCGTGCGAAGGTCCCGGAACTGATTCTTCAAGATTTTAATCATGGGTTCAGCGGCGGCCTTGGCCCGGTAAGGGAGCAGGAGCCAAACATCGTGGTCGCCACGGCTGGAAGCCGCAACGCTGTCAATGAGGTTCTGTGCAATGTCCGCGCCGTAGATGAGGACGCGAGGTTCACAAGGGATTGCTATTGTAGCCATATAATTTATTAGTTTGTTTTACTTGCTTTGAGGGCGCGGCGTTCAGCCTGTATGCCCAAGGATGTATCCGCTTGAGGCGGCAGGATATTGAATGACTGTTCAGTTACCAACTGCTGGAAGAGATACCAACGGAAGTAAAATTGGGATTCGATGAGAGGTTCATACATCAGGTAGGAGAAGAAGGGGTACTTTCGAGGACTGCCCGGAGTTAGCGTGAGGGGTCTAATGAGTGGGGTTTCCGTACTATTCGAGAATATCTTTGTCCGAAAGTATTTAGGACGCACTCCATATACGGGGTCAACATCCTTAAAGACCATCGCGTGTGTAGGGTTCGCCCGGTCGGGGTAGGGGTGCATGACCTCTCCCCGTGTGGGCGCAAGCCTTGCGGTACTTTCGTTTACCCACGCAAGGTAGTAGGCACGGTATCTCCATGCTTTTCCCCACACCTCCTTATCCTGTGCTACCTCATGGAAGACGGCGGCATTGTCACTTATGGCCATAGTCTGTAGTAGGTTTCAGGTTTTTATCCTCTTGTGCGTCTGCAAGGTAGTTGACGAAGTTAATGAAGGTAGCCGCGTCAAATTCGGGCAGTTCGTTCTTGTAACTGGCATACGCGCTTGTATTCGCCATTGGGATTGCGGGCCAAGGTTTATATTCCTTGGTCAGCTTCTCGGCAATGCCACGCAGGAACTGACTATATTCCTCCGACGGTGCGATGAGGGAAAGGAAGACGTCCACCCCGTCAGGGCTACCGGAGGTCTCTACCTCCCTGTCAAACGTCAGCGGGTCGTCCGCGTACTCGACATGGGAGAGCTTGGCATTGTACTTGTTCGTTCTCTTGACGGCCTTCTTGTACTTCTTCGCATGCTCACGAAGCTTGTCAAGGTCATCGAGCCACAGAGGAACCTGTTGCCACCATGAACGCATAGCTTCTACCCGCAAGCGGATAAGATAGGATGAGCGCATGATTTGGGTCAGGCATCCACAATGGTGTTGCTTGCGCGTTAATTGCAGACGGTTCATCGTGACCACATTCCCACATGCACATTGCGCGACATACGGATATCGGACATCGTGGGAGTACCCGATAACTGTTAGAATCCCTTGGGTATGACCAACAGGCAACGGTTCATCATCCGTTCCCATATAATCGGGGAACGTTTCTGGGGTCTTCACTTCCTCCGGCAAACCCATAAGGGCTACCGGGGTCCAACGACGGAATACTTCCTGTATGTTTTCGGGTTTGGACATGACCTCAATATACGCGAATGAACGACGTTGTCAATATTATTTTTAGTCAGTCTCCGGCTTTTCGCCCTTCTTCTTGAGCTTCAGGGTAATGGTACGGGCCGCGCTTCCTTCTTCCAGTTCAGGACGAGTGCCATCCTTATTCAGAGTTACTGGTCCACCCTGCAATCCCATCTGCGTCACTATCTCGGTTTGTTCCAGCTCGAACTGCTGGATGACCTGTGACAGTAGGTCCATGTCGCGCTTCGCAATCGCTTCGTTAAACTTCTCCCACAGGCCGTGGCTTCGCTCCATGATAGAGAGGAAGAGAGGTACATCCTTAATTGATTGTATCTCTGCGTCGGCCATGAAGGAAGCGACACGGGAGAATCCACTGTTCATCAGTTCTTTGTACTGGCTACTCATGGATTCAACAATGTCAAGCTCTATCTTCGTCCTCGCCTCTTGGCGTTGGAGGATGCGTGCCTGTGTGTTCTGCGTGTACGTATTGAGAAGTTCATTGCGGATAGCCAGTTCCTCCTTCGAGAGTTGGACGCTATCAACAATCTTATCAACACGTTCACGGGGGAGGCCAGTAACTTCCGAGATGACGGGCACGGGAGTTCCGGCCTTGTACATCTCAATGGCCTTCCTTATAACGGTGTTCTCGTTAGTGATTGGTTTGGGGGCGGCTATCTTTGCGGCGGCTCTTAAATCCATCAGTTCCAAAGGGTTTGCATTGCGGCGGTTACGTCGGAGGCAAAGGTGTCACGGGCAGGAGCGGGGGCATTGCTGTCATGGGTAAACCCTCCGAGGTATCTGCCAATGTCTGCGGCTTCGATGTACGCAGTCCCGTCTTCGCGATATTTGATTACCTCTTGATGTTCTACCACCTTATGGTTCTGAATGTCAAGCCTAATCTTACCGAACTCCGGCCCCATGATTCCCCGGCACACGTGCACCAATAGTGCTAGTGCGTCCGCGTTGTCCGGGGATTTATGAATCCGCTTCTTCATGGCCGCCTTGGGTTCCACGGCAATTCGGGTTCCATTCATGGTGTAGAGCCGGGATTTAAGCTCGACGATAGTTGTCGGGTCGAGGCCATAAAGTTGGCGAGCATTAATGGCCAGTTTCATGCACCCCCAAAGCTCGGAGACCTTGTTGCTATATTGCTGGCATGCCTCCTGATTCTGCAACAATCCAATCGGTACCTTGCTCGCCATACCCGCGAAGCTGACCGTCTGGAAGTCCGTGCCGACATGCTGGGCGAGGATGTCGATGAAACCAGTACCTCCGGTTACGTCTACGGCAAGGTACTTGCTCTCAACCCCGTTGGCCCGGAGAATCTCTCCAACTTGCTGGGCGATGTCGAAGTTCCTTTGCTTCATCCGTTCCTTGTCGGATGTAGACTTCAACAGATAGGTACGGAACACCGCGCACGCCCAAAGCCCTTCAACCGTTCGTCCGACTTTGGCGAGTTTAAGGCAGGACTGGTCACCGCCGTTGGTGTAGGCAGGGTCCAATCCTGCGATGGTAATCAACTCGCCGTCTCCCCAGACGGGCATGGCATCCGCGCCACTGCCGTAAATTTCAGCCTCCGACATTAGTGAACCTTCTTCCGTATCATCTGAAAAGGTGGCCCGGTGGAACCGCATCACGAACGGACTATTCTCCCCGTACTGTTCAATCGTTTGCTGAACGATGTCCAACGGGGTGTAGAAGCTCCAATCCTCGCGGCCATATTTGATGCGGGGGTTTTGAGTGTTATCGAAGCGGATGTAAATCCCGTCCTTGGTCTCCCATTCATATTCCTCAAAGATGTCAACGCTGTTCCACCCATCTTTGGGCATAGCCATAACACCAAAGGCATCGGTGCGGCTCTTGGGGTTAGAGGCGGCCATCAGGGTAGGCGGCGTGTCCGCTCTGTTGGTGATGAGGTTGGTACGCCACACCTCGACGAGTTCAATCGGCAATTCGGAAAGCTCGTCGTAAAAGACGTGCATGTTCTTTGCCTTAATACCGATAAATCGGCTACTGGGGTCGCCGACGTTTGCGCAGGGGATAATGGAGATGCCGCGGGAATCGTCAATATCTCCGTCCTCGTTCACGCCTTTAATCTGTCCCTTACCATCAACGAGCTTACCCGGAAATTCCTTGCGCCACAACCGTTTAATATCCTTGAAGATACGTTTCTTCGCACCCTCAATAGTAGTCGATGTGACTAGGCAAAGGGTATCGACGGGGTCGGCCAGATAGAAGAGCGTCGCCATGATAGCCATAGATAATGACTTCCCAGAGGACGAGCCTCCACCCATGATGACCACATCATATTTGCACGCGGTTTCAATCATCCGTTCAATCCACGGCGTCCAGATAATGGGAGTAGGACTGCCCTTGTAATTCCACAGGAGATTGATGGCGTTCTTAGCGTGTCCATACCTGCCCAGCCCTCCCTTCTCTTCGGGCCATGCGTATTTGAAGCACCAGAGTTCGATGTCCAATTCCGAAACTCCGTACTCCCATTGTCGTCCGTAGCGAGTAAAGTGGCGTGCCATTTAGATTCTTTCTATATCCCAGTTGTCGAGGGTCAGTGTGTGGTCGTCGTTCAGTTCCCGGTACGCGTACAATAGAATGAGAAGAGCGTCCGCGTTCTGCAATGTCACCTTCGCGCCGGGGAAGTTCTCCATCGCGATGCGTTTCAGATTGTTCTTCCACCGTGTGCGGTCACGGGCGGTCAGGCCCGTATCATACGCGCCAATGGCACGCATCCATACGATTGGGGAAACCTTTGTGATGGTGTACCCCGCCGCCGCGGCGTAACCGAGGACCTTCCCGGTTGCCTCTCCCAATACGCCACTACTTCTCGGATTGGACACCTTGCCGCCCCCGCTCATGGCATAGCTCATCTTCTCAATGTACATGATACGATGACGGCTACGTGGCAGTTTGTTCAATATGATTTCCAGTTCCCTTTCGTCTTCTGGCATGTGCTTTATCCAGATTTTCTTGCTCCGGGTGTCCGCGAGTACAAGGGCACCGTGGGTTCCGGGGTCAACTCCTACTAGTTGCATAGGAGAATATATCCCACAAAGTCCAGAAGGTCAAGCACAAAAATAAGACGGCCACCCCCGGTATGGGATGGCCGAATGGAACGTGCTCCTTTTTTTACCCGCATTGCGGTGCTACGGGATAAACCCGTCAGAGCCGGGAGGGGGTTACTTGGTGACCGCGGAAAGGAGGCCCATCTCTTGGATAGCTTCAACCTGTCCTTCCACCGGGTGCGGTTTGAACTTGAGATACGCTTTGGCGTAGCTGTTCTTACCATCACGGGAGACCGCTCGCTGTGCTCCAATCTGGACACGGAAGGGCAGGGAGCCGAGCTTGTTCCCCTTCAACATCATGAACTGAATGAAGGGAGCACCAACGCCCGTGTACTGGTTACCTTCCGGGGTGTATCGTGCCAGCGTCCACTGGTCGCCCATGAAGTCAATGGTAAAGAGAGCGTCAAGGTCATCCTCGGTGGTACTTGCGTCCTTAATACCCTGCGGCTTCTTAACCAGTAGCCACATGGCAAGGGCACGGTTGACCTGCGACTTGTCGAATCCTTCTGCTTCATACTCTTCCTTCGTATTCCACGTCTTAGCGTAAACGCCGGGCTGACGTTCGTTGTACGGGATGTATTCGCGGAAGAACTTACGAGCCTTCAATACGATACATTCAAGAGGATTATTGCGCTCGGCAACGACCAGACCGTTGAGAAGGAACGCGCCCAAACTGCCAATCGGTTCTTCCAATTTGGCTTCATCACAAGAGGCTTGCCACAGTTTGAGGTAGGGAATCTGAATGTCCGAAGCGTCGGTCTCACCCTCGAAAGAATGGTATTCGGGAACGGGTGCAAGTTGAGAAGGTTCGGGAGTTCCCAGTTCCAATGCGTCTTCCGGGTCCATTCCCAAGGTTTCGTGTTCTGTTTTCTTAGTAGCCATAGTATTCGTTTATTCTTGGTTTTGGGTTGAGGGCTTCTTTGGCGAGTGAACTACCCTCGGTAACTTCTCTGACGCGACTATATCACAAGTTTGAAAGATGTCAAGAACTTTATTTGATTTTGAGCAAAGCCATCGCGCTCGTCACTTCTTTCACTACTCCAAGTTCTTGAAGCTCTTCGAGTAACGATTCCTTGGCCTCCTTCATCTCGGCACGGGTGGCTCCTTCAACTTTGTTTTTATCTACCACTATGTCAAGAAGCTTCGACACAGGGAGGCGGGAGATGCTGTCCAGAATTTCCTCTGGGGAAATGTACTGCTCGACGTAGGCACGGAAGGCATCATTGTCCACCTTCACGGTATTGCCTCGCCGTGCATACTTCCATCCGGGAACATCGACGCCACAAGCGAAGAGGGTCTTGGCATAGTCCTTATGCACCTTATTCGCCTCCCCGATAATGCTTGCGAAGGAGAGAAGGGAGCCCAGGGTTTCCGGGTTGTCCATGGCGGTGCCTACGCTGTCAATCATTCCCTCGGCTAGGTCCTTGTCCTTCAATACTTTAAGTGAGAAGTTACGGGCCATGCTAGTCACCTTCTTACACCGGGCGAGACGGGCACAGTAGGGGCAGACATGCGGAGAGGATGAGTAGGCATAGGGATTCTCCGCATCACGGCAATGGCGGGCAATGACTGCGGACATGTTTCCCCTTGCGGTAGCCTCGTCCATAGGGACTGCGGACATGTCAGTGGTAAATTTTGGACCCTTACCATCACGGTAGAACGCCGCAATCTTCATGCTTTCCGTCTGACTAGGTTGTACCACCGCAAGGATAATACGCTTACATTCAGGACGTTCTGCCATTTCCAGCAAACCGTAGTAAATGAACTGGGTATTCTCGGCAGGGTCGGATATGGGGACCATTCCCATTTTGTAGTCGATAATCATGGAAGTATCGCCATGCCGGACAAGAACGTCAGCCGTTCCGGTTTGTGCTTCGTCGTCTGGGTTGAAGACGATTCCTTCAAACTTATGTTCCGGGAGTACTCCTACCTTGTCCGTTTGTACCTCGGTCATAAAGATGGACATGAGCCTGTCCACCATGTTGGAGGCCGCAGTGTAGAGGATGTGTTCATGCTTGGTAAGAAGGGATTCTGGGTTCTTGGTTTCGAGGGCCGCGTGAACACGGGTCCCAATGGCCGCCGGGGAGAAGTCATCCTCTTCTTCCTCTTTAGTCATGGGGCGAGGCATATATCCGGGACAGGTAGCGAGCAATGCCATCTTACTCGGACTGTACTTGCTGTGAGTGTTGGTTTCGTTATTAGCCATTTGATGTTAATGCGTTAAAGCAAATTTCTTTTGTGTTGAGTGATTGTATGATTCGTTCCTCCACCGTACCGGAGGCGGTCACAATGTACTGCAAGGTGTGTGACTTTGCACCGAGGCGGGCGATACGTCCTTGAGCTTGCAGGAGTGACGAGAGGGAAAAATCGGGCGAGATAAGCGCGGCGCGGGGGTGGCCACCCTCGGTATCGTGGAGAGACACACCCGTTCCTCCTGCACTAATCTGCACGAGAGCGAGAGGAACTCCATTCCGTTGGAACTTGTCCACCTCTTCCTGTCGGTTCTTCCCAGTCACCGCTCCACTAATCTCGGAGTAGGGAACTGTTCTCCCCGATTTATTGTTAATGAGTTCCGAGAGTGTGGAGAGACTGTCGAGGAAAGACACGAAGATGGCGACGCTATATCCACTATCCAGAAGTTCGACTGCCTTCTCTGCCATCGTGGGGAGCTTAGCCAATTCAGATTGCTGGCGAAGCCGAAGGAGTTCAACGATAGCGGGAAGTTCGATTCCCTTCTCGTTAGCCCGTTCGATGGACTGGTCCCATGATTTGTCCAGCTTGTCAAGTGCTTTCTGCAACTGTTTAATCTCTCTCATACCTTTCATGTCTACGTCCACGGACAGATATTCGATTCTATTCTCCGGGAAGAATGTGTCAAGTCTATCCTTGTCAATCTCTGTCATAACGCCAGCAGTGAAGAGCTTTTGTTTCAGGCTCTCCATCATGGCATGATTGCGCGGGTTGAGCTTAAACTCGATACCTCCCCAGAAGCTGTCAGTGCATCCGTGCATGCGTGCCCAGAGCCAGAACCCGCGCCGAGGGTCTTGAATCCACTTGGCATACGTTGCGGGAACGCTCATATCGAGGGGAGACATAAAAGGAGTAGCAGAAAGCATAATCGTTGGAAGCCTTTGATGAGCCGCAGTTAATGCCATGATGTTGCTTTGGCTACCATAGGTTTTGGCCTTATGGCTTTCATCAAGAACCAGCAAGGAATCGTCGGGAAGGGTCCAAGCCCCGAAGACTATCCGGGACTTGGGAACCTTTGTAGGGCGTTTGTAGTAGGGGGTACTTCCCCTGCGCACCTTCTCCCATGAGAGGACATCCACCGCGTCCGCTCCTTGCTGTTCAATCGCTCGCTTCCATTGGGTCACTACGATGGCAGGGCAGACGACGAGAAGCCTCTTGCCCATAGCCTTCGCGGTTTCGATAGTAACCAATGTCTTCCCCGTACCCGTGCAGGATTTATTTATCACATAGCCGTGCCGGGTAATTGCATCCACCATATCATGGATGCAATCCTCTTGAGGAGGGAATGGAGTAAGCGCACTCATTTGCGATACTTGTCCATGATTTCAGGTTCGGCAAGGAGCGGAAGGGATGAAGCCCACTGCGGAGTTTCTTCCATTATCTGTTCGATGCGCTGGGCGTATTCCTCGGCACGGTCAGCCGGAACCATCACTACGGCTTCGTCATGCACGAGAAGGATAGGTTGCGCACCCTCTAATTCCTTGCACAAGCGATTGAACGTGCGGACCATGAGGTCACGTGCGATTGACTGGATGTTATTGTTGCTAAGGAGGTTAGTATTGACAATGGAGGACTTGTATCCGAAATCGACGCAGGTTGCGAAATAGGGACGACGACCGTCCTTGGGTTGAATGAGTTTCTTGTAACAGTTACGATAATAGAGCTTCCGGCCAGAGGGAAGGGAGAGCGCAAAACTATGAGAGGGGGTACGATAGCCACGAGCGGCCAGCGCGTCCAACTCTCTCCACCATGCTACCACTTCTGGGCTACGACTGCGGTACATGTCCACAATCGCTTGGCACTGGTCCCTGTCCATTCCGGGGTTCGAGCGTTGAATAGCCTTCCATCCAGCACTAAAGCCGCAAGCAAGTACCCCCGCCTTCACATGCTGACGAAGGTCCGCTTGCCCCGGAGTTTCCTTGCAGTACTGTTTGAAGTCCTTGACATCCGCGGGGATGAGGCCCCAACCTTTCGCGTTAGCGGCATAGATGTCCTTCTCACCAGCACGGAGGGTATCAAGAATTTTCTCCTGCCCACAGAGCCAAGCGGTCAGACGTGCTTCAATCCCAGCCCAGTCACATACCACGAGCTTATACCCTTCGGGTGCTTGAATGGCGTTGCGCTGGTTAAAGCCCAGAACGTCTTCACGGTTAAGCTGTTGCAGGTTGAGCTTGTCGCCCCCGGCAGTCCAACGGCCAGTGCTTGCGCCACAGTAGGTCAGGGTGTAGGGTAGACGTTCTATCCCTTCATGGTCAGTATAGACGCGGGAAAGCATGCGCTCGGTAATGCTAATCATGCGGTTCACGCTCCTGTATTTCCCGATAAGAGTTACCCACGGAACGAGGTGGCCATACTCTTCCAGCCAGTCCGTAAAATCTTCGCTGGACTTGCTGGTGGTTGTGGGGGGCGGGATGTTCAGTTCCTCGCACGCTCTACGTAGTTGGGGAATGGAGAGTTTCTTTTCAAGCGGGATAGCTTCCTTGTATTCCTCCTGCGCCTGATGGAGTTTCTCCAATCCGTCAAGAAGATACTGGCGGGAAGTAGGAACTCCGCGCCATCCCATGATGCAGGTATTGAGCCAACAGGCGCGTTCATCTTCCGGCCAGAAGTTCTTCATCTTGTCCCACACGGCGAGACAGTAGTAACTATCGCCCGCCACGTATTCCTTCATGTCGTCGGGGATGACCTCCATCTTGCGGAAGTCAACGCCTTCGGCTTTGGCTCGGACTTCCTTGCTAATCTCTACTCCCCAAAGCTTTGCGACAATCTTGTCAAGAGAGCCATAGATGGCGAGATAGTTGGAAGCGGCACGGGAACAGAGCCACTCCTTGAAGGGCGGCCGGAAACTGGGAGTACATGGGATGCCCTTGGCACCCGGCGCGTGCAATCCAAAGAGGTAAACGGCATAGTCGAAGCTGGCGTTAAACGCGACGAGGGTTTTGTCCTTCGTAGTTTTCTCCCAGTCAAAATCCTTCGGATGTCCTACCCAGCAATACTTCCCGTCATAGACGGACATGATGTATGCGTCGAACCGCGGGTCCAGACAGTAGGAATGCGGGTCCATGAACTTAAGGGAATATTTCCCTTCATAATACGTTTCAAAGTCAACGGCAAGAGTATCGCCTGTGAGTTTGGTCTGGTCGTCTGTAATCTCCATTTCATACCCCGGAATGCGAGGCAGTGAAAATGATATAGGGTTCTTATCTAATTCTTCGTGCATTAGTGTTTGGGCGTATTTAGTTGTTCCTTCGCTTGCGCGTAGTATTCTTGTGGGGTGCTCATAGGAATTCCGGCGGTTCTGTCCTTCTTGTACAGTTTCACGGCACGGTTCATGCGGTTCACGACTTCCCGGCATTTTTCGTTTGTGAGGTGTATGCTATCCTCAAAGGAGAAACCTTCATCCCGTCCGGTCGCCGCGACGAGGCGCAATGCGAGAATGGCGATGTCGGTTGCCTCCTTTACGCGGTCCTCCGCGTCAGCTTCCCGGTATTCTTCAATCTCCCACAGAAGATGGCGCAGGAGGTCAGCGGCTGATTCCTCTAATCCCATATAGGAGAAGTGGGAATCAACTGTTTGGGCGGCGACTGCAATTTCGTTGTACATAGTTTAGAGTGATATGATAATGAAGAAGAGGGTGACCAATGTTGCGGAGAGGCCAAAGATATTGACGTTCATGTCCCGGTTACTTCGTTTCAATAGATGTGTGATGGTGATGTAGATGAAGGACCACACCCACAGAACGATGAGGACGAGAATGAGCGAGAAGATGAGGGAGGCCAGTAGGGGCATACCATTGACCAGAAAGCCCACGAATAGGGAGAGGTAATAGATGCCCATGTAGGGGGTTAATTCTGCTAGGTCTTTCATGATTAGCTCTTCATCGCATTATAGAGGCAGAGTATAGGGACTAAGTAGAAACCAGCGGCGGCGACCGCCCCGAAAAAGAAAGAATCCTTCTTCGGAATGGAGTTCACCGTAACAACAAAGAGAATTTGAAGCACGTGACTGCCGAGTACCGCTAAGAAGCACGTCATCCACGAATATTCAGGACAATACACTTTAACCATTAGGGTAAGGACAAAGGGTATGAATGAGAGAACCGGAAGCATCTGCTCCAGCGTGGCCTCGAGGTTTTCCCTAAATCTTTGAGAGTAGTCCATGTTTTCCAATGTCATAAGTCTTTTGGGCATAAGAGGTTAGATTTAGTATTCACCTTCTTCTTCCTGCAAGTCGATAATCCAGTCAAGACTGTCGATGCACTTGTTCAGCTGGTCACGCTTCTGGCTAAGTTCGTACCGTTCGCGGAGGTTCTGGTTCTGCGCCTTCAAGTTGGCGAGACGTTCATTGGACGGACGTCCCAGCTTCTTGCCATTCTTGCTATAGCCGGGGCGAGGGGAATCCGCAACCTCGGTAACGTGCGTATTCTTCATCAAGTTGCCAAGACCATCAAGGAGATTGATTAGCTTGACAATGCGGTTGTGATTATTGCGAAGGGACTTCAATTCCGCTTCGGCTTTTTCCACCTGTGAGCGAAGCTCGGATTCAAGAGCTTTCAACTCGGTAATCATGTTGTCGTCGGTCGTAGTCATGTTTATTGCTTGTTTGCTTAGTTGTATTCTATGGGATTAGCGGAACGGGATTGGCCCCGCCCCGGAATCCCGGTGACGAGGCCAATGTATCATAGCTTAGATTTTTGTCAAGAAGTTTTTAGAAGAAATTTTTGAGGGAGTTGTAACTCCTTCTCTTACAGTTCTACATGTAAGTCTCTTTCCTTCCATTCAGGGAATCTTGCGTACCATCGTTCCTTAGATTCCGCATCCAAAACCCTCAACCAGTCCTCAACCATTAAGTAGGTCATGCGACGGAAGGAGGTGTTCTTACGCACAATCTGCGTTGAATCCGTGAACTTGACATTCACATTGCAGTTAGCGTAAACGCTTCCGAGGGCGTTCGTAAACGATTTAGTCTCGGATGCCGTGGGTTCCTTGATGTCGAGGAAGGCCCTTTCCTGTTGTTGCGCCTTAATGTACCGGAGAAGAGCCTTGGGTGTAGATACTTGCTCATAGAAGGCCCTAGCAATGTCAGAGCCATCTTTCGTCTTGTCACACTTGTAATCGACCGGACGAACCATACCGGCGAGGTATTCTTCACTTCCAAGGTCAACACCATATTCCTTGTTGAAGTCTTCCGAAACATCGGTAAGCTTTCTCCATGTAAATTCACCGGGACCTGCATGGTCCGAGATGTATTTAATCTGCGCCCAAAGCTGTACCTTGTCAATTGCCATCATACGGTCCACTCGTTCCCACGTAGCGTCGAAGGCTCGTTCCTGCGTCTCCGGGTAGCCCGTATATAGGAGGATGAATCGACGGTTCCCTGTGGGGTCAATGAGCGGCTGGTCATCGTTGGTAGAGCCAATGAAGCTGGCGATGTGCTGGAAGTCCGACAGGTTCTCCGCATACTTCCTTCGGTCCGTAGAAGCGTTGGAAGTGATAAGCTTCTTAATGCGGGAACTCATTTTGCGGTTCTGTAGGATGTCATCCACTTCGGACCACTTGAGCACCACCAACTGGGAGAGAAGCATGGAGAGGTCAACACCTTGGGAGGACATGTCCTGCACGTCCGTCATTAAGCCCTTAATATTTCCGAAGAGGTTGTCTGCCCACTTGTCCTTACCCGTAGCGGGAGGTCCGACAAAGATGGGCATGTAGTTCTGCGGAATCTCGGAATCTCGTCCAGTGATATGGAGGATGAGCCGTCGCCATACGGTGACGAGCCACGTAGTGAGAACTGCATCTCTCCATGTGTCGGGAGTAAATGGCTCCATGCCTTCGGGGGCTTGGGGAACCGGGTGCTCCTGATTCATGGGGAGAAGGCTCAAGTACTCGGACAACCTGTCCTGTCCATCCCATTCGTTACAACAAACGAGAGTGGCAAGCGGGTGATAGGAGGCACGAGGGCAGAGCGCATAGAACGCGTCGGAGAAATACTTGAGCGGAGTGTGTGCTCCATCCGTAAGCCTCTCCCACCATGCGGTGAGTGTGGCTAGCGTGTCCTTGTCCGTGTTATAGAACTTACCCGTATTGAGGTCGAGCAACTCATTGGAATCACGCAACAAGTTGCGCACGGGAAGGTAGCCAAGGCCTTGCAACATGATGCGGAGGTTGTCAATCGTAATCCGCGGAGTTCCATCCTTCTTCCCATGGAGGTATGCCAATCCGTTGTAGTCAATTTCACTACGTTCAGGCAGTCCTTTAGTCCCTCGGTTATTAACGTCAAGACCGCGTTGTGCGCATTCCATCAAGGGAAGGGAATTGGCCCACGGATAAACTTCCAGCTGGTTCTTGTCATTGCATTCGCTTTCGTAGTTCTCTCTGGCTTCAAGGTCCGTGGTATATATCTTCCACAACTTCTGCATCGGGAGCTTCACCTTCTTCCGGTCCTGACAGGAGCCGTGAAGGCAGAAGAAGAACGATTGAAGAGGGAAGTCCAAGTTGATTTCCAGCATGAGGTCCGTATTCTGGCGAGCATTGGTACATGCTTCCTTACAACAGGGGCAGTAGTTGTAGAGACGGTTATTACCGTCCGGTCTGGTCCTAAGCATCTCACGTACCGCGGTCGCCTCCGGCTCGTGTCCTCTATTTTCCAACCAGTTAGCGAAGTCGCGGAACACCTGCGGCAACGCTTCGCCTTCGCGCAGTTCACGGTTGCAGGAGCGGGTCCTCGGTGCTTTCTTCTTACCATACTTGGCAATCAGTTCCTCGGTGTCAGAGGGTAAGGTAAAGTAGGGAGCCTCATCCCCCAACGGCGCGATGTACTGGCCCCAATAGATGTATTGGAGACGTGCAGGGTCATCGCATCGCGGGTCCGTGAATAGTCCCGTCCGGGATTCCACGGTCTCCGCGATATAGTGGTAGACGGCACTATGGAGAAGGAGACGCTTGTCCAGCAGTTCCTCCGCAACCTCGGTAGCCGTTTTATCCGTGGAATCCGTGGATGCTCCGGGGTTGTTGAGCTTTTGAGTATAGGATGCGGAGATACGGAACAACGCCTTAATCCCTCCGCTGGGGCTGGTATATGCGAAGAGGAATCCGGGGATAGTGGGAAGAATGGATTGGGCAGTGGAGAAGAGAGCATCCGCATCATCCGTATTCCCATCATGGCCACGGTCAATATCTATCCCAAATATTCCAGTATGTTCCCAAGAATAGAAATCGGTCATGACTTGCTTCTTATTGGAGAAGTACATGCCGTCCAACTCTTTGGGCGCACCGAGGAACTTGACGGAGGGGACGAAGGCAGGGAGTGCCCGCTTCACCAGAGGTAGCCACCCCCGGTCTTCCCACTTCTTATAGGTACGGGTGAAGAGGGAGGGGAGAGAAACTCGCGGCTCCCTCCCTTCCTTCATATCGTACATGGTTGAGAAGAACCTCCAACGCAGTAGCTGGGGCTGAATTTTAGCCCCGGCGGGCGCGGAGAAAAAGCTCTCCACGTCCGCAAGGTTCACCAGATTCGGATGGTTGCATCCTCCGGCATTGGGGAATTTATCCTTATCATAGGTGAGTTGTCCGTTGGTTAGGCCTACGGCGGTCAGTTTTGTTTCCGGTATGGGCATGGAATTTATTGCTTGGGTTCAATAGTTGCGAAGACAGGTTCAAATTCTTCTATGCGGGCCTCCGCGCTTTCCTTCTCCCCTTCCTTGGGCCACTGAATAAGTTGCCTCTCGTTCATCTCGCGCAGGGTGGACATGAGGCTGGAAAGGGAATCGAACTCATTACGATGGAGGGCGAAAATACCTAAGGGACTACGTCTCCCTTCTTGTGCGAAGTGAAGCACTTTCAGGTATCGCCTCGCGGTGTCGGTGGTCAGTTCCAGCATCGCATCCCAATAGAGGGAGTAGGAATTGGACGCAGGACCTTGGGCTACGGGGCATGGGATGTGGAAGTTCTCTTCCAGCAGTTTGACGGTCTCCGTATCTTTGCTCTTGGGAAGGTTCCGTACAAAGTCCATAGCCCGCGGCGCGAGCGTGAACATGGCACCCTCGGTATCCACGGAATCCGCGATATCGAGGGCTACCGTGGATGCACAGAACAATCGGTTGAATGGGGTCTCGGTTACCGGGGAACCATATATTGTGGTCAGGAGTTGGTAGAGTGTCGGAAGCGTAAACCGGACGAAGGGCCGCTCTGCCAAATATTGAAGCAAAGCCACCAATGGCGTAGACGATAGCGGACGACTGTCCGGTCCCTGTATATATATTGGGAGGGAATCATTTTCGAGGTAGATGGCGTCGCAACAGTTTATGTTGTGGGGAGATACTCCTGCGATGGGATATTCATCCATGAAACTCCGCAGATAGAGCATGTACTCCAGCACAAACTGGTTCACATGGTCCTCGACGGTCCGGCTAGTGTTTTGTGGTGTTGATGTATTCATCGACGGCACGGTAGCAGACAGGGCGCGGGCTGTCAAGTGAAAATTCAAAAACTGTGTCATGATGGTCTGTTATTGTGTTATTGTGTTAGGATTGGGACAAAGGTGCCCTCTGTCTCAATTCTTTGGTAGTTGTAACCTATTGAGGTTGCTCGTTTTAACACAGACCCTAACAGAGTTTTCGGCTGATTGATAAGTTTTTGACACCTCTGTTAGGATTTGAGAAGTCCATTGATTATGAGGAACTTGCTTCTGTTATTCCGTGGATTCTGGGTTCCGTGGGTTCCGGGGCTAACAGAGGTGTCAATTAGTTATTGTTAGGTCATAAATGATTGATAGTGAAACGGTAGTAGCGTCCTTTTTTCTAAAATAACATAACATAATACATATTTATTTTTAATATTTTTTTATAAGAAAGGGGTATAGGGTTCCCTATATACGTATATAATATTCAATGATATCGATGTTAAGTGTTAGGATTTCAGAAGCGGTTCAATCTAAAGCACTTAACTATCACAGAGCCAATGTTAGGCCTCTGTTAAACTCTGTTAGCCGAAGGGGGTTTTACTGATTCTCAACGACTTATGAAGAGCCGAACCTGTGTTAAACATTGGTAATGCCTTCAAGGCCAGTCGTATGAGAGCAAGCTCCTTAACCTCAATGTCTTCCTACTATGATTTTAATTCTCAATCACTTACCTTGATTTTGAGGCTATCAGGTAAAAGAAAACCCCGGAAACAGGATAAACCTGCCTCCGGGGTTCCATCAACACCTACAAACGTAGTCCGTCGCCTTGGGATTGGTGCATTGTCTTGGTGGCAGAACCTATTAAACGCCGTGGTTCTTGCCGTTCTGCAATGCTTACGAACTGGCGTAGGATAGCACACCCTGAATCAATGTCAAGATTTTTGTGTGTCCTCTTGTGCGCACGCGCCCACATGTGTGTATGCGCCATCCCCAAATCCCCTGAATTTAATCGAGGGTCCTGCCCTAGAACGCGCCGCACGGGGCGGTCCGCTACAACTATCCACCCAGACCCCATCCCCTCCTTCTACCCCGCCACACTGGATTAAATTCGTAAACGCGCCCATCACGCTGATTTCCTCTTGACTTTCTCCCCTGATGTGGTATGTTGCACCTGTTCGCTCCGAACGGCAACCGAACCAGCTAAGCTCAATGCTTCTGGCTATCCCAAGCAAGGAACTTGCTCGCCACAGGAGCGGACTAAACACTCTCCTTTCTACTGGCATTTTCCATAGTTACGCCCGTGGGTAGTCTCGTCAAGCTACCTGCGGGCTTTTTCTTTACCGCCAAATCCGCGAGAGCCGCTCCGTCGCATCATGCCCGCCGTGCGCAAATTTGGTCGAGGGTAGTGCCCTATCTCCTGTTTCATGACCAATGTACCCTCTCGCTACCTATACCCTGTCACACTCTTGTAAATTTGCCCGAATTTAATCGAGGGTCCTACCCTAGAACGCGCCACAGCCGCCGGTCCGCTATGACTACCCGCCCGAAGGGTATGCCCGCCTTCTAGGTCGATACGTCCCCGTGGAATGGCCGCATGTCGATTTTGCTTGACAAGTCGGAGATAGGGTGCAGACCAGATGAGGCTGAAACAGACCAGAAGTATATCCCGCCCGTGGAATGGCCGCATGTCGATTTTGCTTGACATGCCCAGAAGGGTACCCCCTCCCTCGTACCCCCCGGAAAAAATTTGACCCAACTATTTACTATGGGCCACGTGCAACCCCGGAGCCTGGGAAACCGTGGTGGTACTTGGTTTTTCTTGGCATCCAATTTCCCCCTATACCCACGGAATCGGTGCGTCACGGAACCTTTTTGCCCCTGATTGCACCGGAATCAGTATGTTTCAGGGGCCTGCCTATCCCCCACCCGCAACGGAATCGGTATGATAGGCCCCCGTATTGCAACGGGAACGGTGCATTGTGTGGCACCCTACCGCCAAGGACTGCCCCCGCCCCTGTCACGGGAACGGTACGGCATGCAACCCATTGAATCCCCGGAATCTGTTGCAACCGTCTGATGATAAGGAACTTATGGTATGAAGTGGTCTGTAGGTCTCCATGGAATCCGGGGGTGCAAAGTCTGTTTCCCACTGGCACCTTGATATGCGTAACTCGTTGATGCTCAAAAGAATCCGCTTCCATACTTCGCATAATACATATAATGCAAAATCGTGTTCCGGTTTTCCTACTAATCCGATAGGGAATGAAATTGAAGGTGCCGGAGAAGGCAGAAAAGGGGCAGGGTCTTGCCCTCAAATTGTTCAACTTCGGACGGGTTAAGTATCAACAACATACAAGCCATACCCATGGGGGTATAGGTATCTTTTCCGTTAGTAGTCAAATATTGGACTAACGGTTTTACATTTTTGTAAAACCCCTATATCTTGTGCGTCAAATTGTCATACCCCTATATCTTGCGTACCTGTAGCGGTGCAATCGGCATGCGGCCAGTCCCTGCGGTTTTGCCGTCAGATAGTCCACTATCGGACTATCTATCCTCGATGATTGTTAGTCCAGACTTAAAAAGTTAGGCTGGACTTAAAAAGTTAGGCTGGACTTACAAGATGATTGTTTAAGAATCCTTAACTATCTTGCACCCATTGCACCCATTGCACCCATTGCACCCATTGCACCCATTGCACCCATTGCACCCCCGGAATCCGG